TGTTATAGGCAGTGCAACTATTACTGAAGCTGAACTGGAGATTCTTGACGGAGCTACAGTTACTACAGCGGAATTAAATATCCTTGACGGAGTAACCAGTACAGCCGCAGAGCTTAACATCCTAGACGGAGTTACTTCAACAGCAGCGGAACTTAATATTCTTGATGGTGTAACAAGTACCGCAGCAGAACTAAACATACTTGACGGTGTAACAGCTACTACAGCAGAAATAAATACCTTAGACGGGATTACAGCAGTCGTAGGAGAGCTTAATGCTCTAGACCTTGGTAGTACAGCAGTAGGTACTGCAATAGCCTCTAAAGCCGTTATACTAGATTCCAACAAAGATTATACAGGCGTTAGAAACTTTACAATTACTGGTGAGCTAGATGCAGCTACATTGGACGTTAGTGGTGACGCTGATATAGACGGCACACTGGAAGCAGACGCTATTACAGTAGACGGCACAGCTTTAAATGAGTACATAGCAGATACTGTAGGAGCTATGGTTAGCTCAAATACAGAAACAAATATCACAGTCTCCTATGAAGACGCAGACAATACGCTTGATTTTGTTATAGGCACTCTTAACCAAGATACTACAGGTACAGCGGATAACTTCACAGTCTCAGCAAATAACTCAACTGATGAAACAGTATACCCCGTATTCGTAGACGGAGCTACAGGCTCACAGGGAGCAGAGACAGACACAGGACTTACTTATAACCCCTCTACAGGTCTTTTGACTGCTACAGGCTTCTCAGGCAATCTTACAGGTACATTACAGACTGCTGCACAAACAAACATTACAAGTTTAGGAACTCTTACTGCACTGACAGGTGGAACAGGAGATTTTAATTGGGATTCAAATACATTAGTAGTTGATTCATCTGCAAATAGAGTAGGTATTCTAAATGCTGCACCTGATGTCTCTCTTGACATTGGAAGTGCTACAGATGCTATACACGTACCTGTAGGTACAACAGCACAGAGACCCGGATCTCCAGCAGCAGGATACTTTAGGTACAATAGCACTACTGGTAAATTTGAAGGTTATACAGATGAATGGGGAGCAATAGCAGGAGGTGGTGGAGGTACAAATATGGATACCAACACCTATACTGGTGATGGATCTACTACAACCTTTACATTAAGCAATGCACCTGACGATGAAGAAAACCTTATGGTATTTGTAGACGGTGTATTCCAAGCACACAATGCTTACAGCGTATCAGGTACTACATTAACTTTAAGTGCTGCTCCTGCAAGTGGTAGGGTCATTACAGCGTACCATAGTACAACTACTGTAGGTGGATCTAATAATACAATCAATACAATGACAGGTGATGGTAGTGATACAACACTGACGTTATCTGTAGCTCCTGTACATGAGAATAACGTACAGGTATACTTTGATGGGGTTTACCAGAGCAAATCAAACTATGCAATCTCTGGAACCACACTAACCTTTAGTACTGCTCCTCCTACTGGAGTCTTGGTAGAGGCTATTACAAATACTAATACTTCTAGCACTACTGCTAATCAGCTACTTGATGCTGACAGTGATACCAAGATACAGGTTGAAGAGTCTTCTGATGAAGACAAAATAAGATTTGATATTGCTGGTACTGAAGAAATGGTTATGGATGCTACAGGCATTGTAATCAATGATGGTTCTAATGATAGAGACTTTAGAATTGAAAGTAATGGCTCTGCAAATATGTTGTTTGTGGATGGAGGCAATGACGAAGTAGTTATACAAAAAGCATCAAGCGGTGCAACAGCAACAGCAGGTTCTGTATTAATTGTTGAAGATGACGATAATACAGAGCTAAGTATTTTAGGTGGAAGCTCTTCTGTATTAGCAATTAACTTTGGACATTCAGGTGATGCAGACGATGGAATAATTACTTACAACACTACGTCTGGTTCTGAAGCAATGGGCTTTACAGTTAATGCTTCTAATAGAATGACCATTGATAAAGATGGAAAAGTAGGAATTGGAACTGCAAGTCCAACTAGTTATTACTCAAACACTTTACATTTATACGGAAGTGCGAGTGCTGCAATAAAAATATCAAATAGTGATACTGGTTCAGCAAATGGTGATGGCGTTGATTTGGCTTTAGATGATTCAGAAGATTTTAGAATTATTCAGCGTGAGGCAGCAAATGTTCAAATTTATACTAGTGGAAACTTAGCACAAAATATTGACGCTAACGGCCACGTTACCATGCCATTGCAACCAGCGTTTCTTGTAAGAGCGGCAGCAGCAACTAATTATGCGATTAATACTAATTATACTGTGTATTTTAACAATGAAGTTTTTGATAACAACGCAGATTTTAATGACTCAACTTACACATTTACTGCACCTGTTACAGGAAGATACCAGCTTAATGCGAATATGTTACTAATTGATATGCCAGCAGACTGTGACTACGTTTACATGACTATTACTTGTTCAAACAGAGTATTTCAAACTTATTTTGACGCTGGAGGATTAGACCAAACTTCCGCAACACATACTATTAACCTAAGTGTTTTAGCTGATATGGATGCTAGTGATACAGCCCTTGTAAATATCAGACAACAAGGTGGTACTGCACAAATGGACTTAAACACTGAATCTTATTTTTCAGGCTACTTAGTAGCTTAACAACAGGCGAAATAACCCATCTTAAAGGAGATGTAACATGGCAGATTTAAAAGTAGAAATAACAATTAACGACACAATGCAAGCAATCATGAACAATGATTTGCTGGACATTAAAACATGGATAGAGGATGCAGTAGCAGGTAAGCAAAACAACTGCTGGAAGCGTATGCAGACTGAGTGGACAACAAAGCTTATGAACGACGATAGCTTCACAGATCCTATCCCAAGCAACCAAGCAGACTTTGTAACCTTGGTAACTGGCAGAGATGATTACAAGACACGCAAAGAGCGTGACGAGGCTAGTAGCCTTTAATTAGGGAGAATAATATATGGCGTTAACGACAATACCAGTAGAGCTAGTTACTCTTGATGATGGGGTTACTATTACTGTTGACGATAATAGTGCAGCTTTAACTATTAAAAGTACTGACGCAGACAGTTCTAATGGCCCGATATTTGATCTTGTTAGAGATTCATCTTCTCCTGCTGATAATGACGCTTTAGGAATGTTTCGATTTAAAGCAGATAATGATGCTGGTGAAGAAACTATTTTAGCTAATATTCGATCTATAGCTTTAGATGTTTCTGATGGAAGTGAAGATGGAAGATTAATTTTTAACACAATGATTAATGGGAATAGTAAGAATAGATTAGATATCACTAATGAAGCAGTAATCATAAACGAAGCAAGTGCTGATAGTGATTTTCGTGTAGAGAGTAATGGACTAAGCCATGCTCTTTTTGTAGACGGTGGTAATGACAAAGTAATAATTAATCATACTACTACAGTAAGCCAAGCTGGTGTAGCACCTCAATTTCAAGTTCATGGTACTGGTTCTGCTACCAGCTCGATTAGTGCTACAAGAAATTCAAATGATTCTGGTGGCCCTTATCTAATTTTATCTAAAAGTAGGGGTACTTCTACAGGCGCAGTCACTGTCGTTCAAGATAGTGACATTCTTGGTCAGATAATGTTTGCAGGGGCAGATGGTGGTGATCTTGCTCCAGTAGGTGCTTCAATCCAAGCGTTTGTGGATGGAACTCCGGGTACTAATGATATGCCCGGAAGACTTGTATTTAGTACTACGGCTGATGGTGCTGCGGCTGCAACGCAAAGGATGATTCTCCAAAGTGATGGTGGTTTGCGGATTGGTGGATCTTCGTTTGGAAACATTACAGGCGGCATGAATTATGTCACTTTAGCTGACGATGCAACTAAAACTATAGCACTTGCAGGAACAGCTACGGCTGGCGGTGCTTTGTTAGTAGTTTATGACGGCGCATCTGGAGATACTTGTTTGTTTCATGTTGGCTATGGTCATGCTTCTATTGTTAGTCAGTCAGTTAGCAACTTTGCAACATCAGACACAGATAATAAATATTGTGTAATCGTCAGCGGTCATAATATTTCATTTAAAAATAGACTAGGTAGTTCCAAAAACTTAAACATCATGGTTTATGGGGCTGGTAACTGGAACTACAACCTTTAGGAGAAGACATGGCACTAAAAATTAAAATAGATAAGTTTTATAACGACACTGAAGACAACACAAAGAAAATGGTTGGTTTGGAGGTTGTTGATGACAAAAACCACATTTTTATAGTAGACAAAAAAATAACTATTGTGGATGGCAAAAGTGACGAGAGCTATGTTAAGGATGCTTATGATGCCTCACTAGCAGAAATCAACGAATGGCAAGCACAGTTTTCAGTACTAGGAAAAACTTTTGATCCGTCAGATAGTTCTTTGTCTGATTAAAGGAGAAAACATAAATGTCAATAACTAAAATTTCACCAGACGTAGTAGACTTTGATGCTGGTATTACTATTAGCACTACTGATAACTCTACAAATTTAACATTAAGCAGCACTGATGCAGATGCTAATGGTGGGCCAATTCTTGATTTTTATCGTAACTCATCTTCTCCAGCAGATAATGATGTTCTTTTTCAATCTAATATTTATGCTGAAAATGATGCTGATGAAAAGGTGGCTTATGGTTATATAAATACATTTGCTACAGATGTTTCTGACGGTTCTGAAAGCATGAAATTAAATTTGAATATGTACTCTGGAGGAAGTGCATTAAATAGATTAGAACTTTCAAGTAGTGAGACTGTATTTAATCAGGACTCAGGTGATATAGATTTCCGTGTTGAGTCTGATAATGATGCTCATGCTTTATTTGTTCAGGGTTCTAATGGTGCAGTAGGTATTGGAGTTAGTGATCCCGGTGGTTTACCTTTACATCTTAAAGTAGCAAGTGGTGATAATAAACTCCGCATGGAAACAGCAGCAAAAGATGCCTTTGTAATGGAGTTTGAAAATTCAACAGGTGATTTAAAGCTAGGAACTAATACTAATGCAGGGGCTTTTGTAGTTAAGGATGGTGGTAATGTTGAGATAACCGATGGAAATTTATATTTTGCATCAGGACACGGAATAGATTTTGGTGCTACTTCTAATGCTCCGGGTTTAGCAGGTCTTGGAACTGAGACTTTAGACGACTACGAAGACGGTACATGGACTCCCGTTCTTATTTCAGGAGGTTCTACAAATCCAACAGGAGGCGGCGCATTAGCACCTTCAGGGCGTTATACCAAGATTGGCAATCGTGTTTGGATTACATTTTATGTAGGTAGATCTTGGACAAATAGCCCCAGTGGAGGGATTGTGATTTCAGGATTACCTTACACAATTAACGCTTCTACAAATGGATACTACACACCTTGCGTTACTTACATGGTGACTTATGGTAACAACGGTGTTCCTTTTCTTATACCTACTTCTAATGATACTACTTTGTCTCTTTACGCTACATCTAGTGGTAGCACTTGGCCGCAACTAACTTGGCAAGACCATGCTGCAAGTTCTAGTGGAACTTATGTTACAGGCACACTTAGCTACCATGTTTAAATTCAAACTTATGCTTATTGGACGATAAGCACAGACACACAAGGAGAAAACTATGGCTTTAGAAAAATCAACAAAACAAGACAAGATAGAAATAGTAGACGTAGGTGATTGGAAAGTTATCCAAGTCCGTACAGCTACTATAGTAACTGATGACGGAGCAGAACTATCCAGAAACTTTCATCGTCATGTAGTTGCACCTAACGATGACGTTAGTGGAGAATCAGATGAAGTTAAAAAACTAGCTGAGATTTACTTTACAGATGATGCCAAGGCTAAACACAAAGCACATTTAGAATCAGGAGGGCCGGGATAGATGGAAATAATATTAGACATATTTAACATTGTAACAGCAGCAGTAGCTTTAGCTTCAGCAGTTGCAGCAGTAACCCCTACACCTAAAGACGATGAATGGGTTGCAAAGGCTTATAAGTTTATAGATATGATTGCACTTAATGTAGGATTAGCAAAGGACAAGTGAGTAGTTTACAAATGGCAGTAAAAACAGAAATGGATATAGCTTTAGAAGCTTTAGATCGTATTGCACACCATGAAAAAGAATGTGGTGAGCGTTGGGCAGAGTGTACAGTAGAGCTAAGAGAGTTACGAAAGGCAACGGACAATCACGCAAAAAGATGGGAAAAACTTTCATGGTTAGTAATAACTGTAGTAGTAACAACTTCTGCTGCTATTTTAACTTCAATGATTCAATAAGATAATTATATGAGTAAGAAAAGAGCATCCAGAAATACTAAAAAGGTTTTAAAATCTTTACAGCAAAAAAGAAAGGGGCGTGTTAAAGCTTACACAGGTTGGTATCCTGGAAAAAAAATAATAAGTAAAATTAAAGGAGATTCAGATACTAAAGGAGGAGCAGGGCCAGATACTGTTGCTCCTGATCAAGTTGAAAGAGATCTTAAAGGATCAAGTATGGGAGAGTCTGCTGAAGCTGGTGTGTGGAAAAAAATGTATCAGGCTCTTAATCCTCTTGATGATAAAACTCCAGTAAGAGATAGACTAAAAGCAAGAAGGGACGCTGCTGAAAGAACAACATCAGAAGATGTTGAAGCAAATTATACTCCAGTAGTTGAAAATGCAACTGAACCTGGAAATAATGAAATTACTTCTAATCAAGGTAATGATATAGTCAGACAAAATGTTGGTAATGTGCAAAGTGTAACTGGTAACTTTACTGGCCCTAGTTCAGGCGGTTCAAGTAATTCTTCTTTTTCTGCTGGAGAGCAGAGTAGATCTAATTTAGCAGAGCCTGAAGTTGATGTTTGGGACGGTATTTCTAGACCTGAAAGAAGAATGTTTCCCGCAGGTAAAGCAGGAATGGAAGCTTATAAAGAAGCTTTAGCAGCTTGGAAAAAGGGTAAAGATATTGGAGGCGATGATGGTGACGATGATTCAGGAGGTGATGTGGCAGAGTTAACAGATAAAGAAGAAAGGCTGAAAGCTACAGCAGAAAGAACTGAAAATATAGCTACAGGGTCTACTCCTGACGATATGATAAAAGATGCAGACGTAGAAACCTTAGACGTTGGTTCTATTACTGAAGATTCTACAAATGCAGAAAAACTTAAAGCAGGAATAAGTACTGATGTTAAGTCAGTTGCAGACAGAGAAGATACAACTTTTACTAAAGTTGATGATCCTGATGTAATTACTGCTGAATCTGGTACTGCTGAAACTGCTGATGATGCTACTCAAGTTACTGCAAAAACTTATGACGCTGTTACAGCAGGTGCAGTAGATCCGACAGAAGCAGCAGAGGGTGAGGTATCAAAAGAAGTTGAAGCTGGTCAAGCTACTCTTACTGAAGCAGAAGCTGCTGAAAGAGATGCGGCTCAAGAAGAAGCTGCTAAAGCAAGTAAAACAGATTTTCAAATTAGTGATGAGCCTGGTAAAAGTGCTTACGTTCCTGAAGTAACTTTTAGAGATGGTGTAAATGTTGCACCTACTAAAGAAGCAGAAGCTAAAACAAGAGAGGCTATTACAGGTACACCTGCTGAAGATGGACAAGCAGCACAGATTATAGATACTGTAGGATATGAAGCTGCTAAAAGACGTACAGTAACAGGAGAGGCTGCAAGAGGTGGTGCGGCTTCTATGATAGCAGAAGTTGGAGAACTACCTCCTGAAATAACAGCAGCCGTTGTAGAAGACCCCGCAACAGTAGAAGCCCAAATAGATGAACAGCCTGTAGAAGTACGAGCGGCTATTGCAGCTTTACCTACAGAAGCTTTAGTATCATCTCAAATGGAAACACTACTAGCAGGTATGGATGATGGTAATACTCCTGCATGGGCTAGACCAGCAGTAGCAGCTATAGAACAACAGATGGCTCAAAGAGGTTTATCTGCTTCTAGCGTAGGAAGAGATGCTTTGTTTAACGCTATTATACAGAGTGCTTTACCTATAGCACAGAGCAATGCACAAGCATTACAATCTAGAGCAGCGCAAAACTTATCTAATCAGCAACAAGCTAATCTTGCACAGTCTACTCAAGACATGCAAAGACGTATGGCTAATCTGTCTAATAGGCAAACTGCTGCAAGTCAGACTGCTCAGTACGCACAGCAAATGGCTACACTTCAAAGTCAGTTTACTCAACAAGCTATATTAACTACAGCAGAGCAGCAGCAGCAAACTAGAACTCAGAACCTAGCTAACAGACAGCAAGCGGCTGTTTTAAATGCACAGCAGCAACAGGCTACTAATGCTCAAAACTTAGGTAATGAACAACAATTAGAATTAGCTGAGTTACAATTTGCTAATGAAACTGAGCGTGAGAACATGACTGCTGAAAATCAAAGACGTTTAGCAGAGATGAATGTAGCAGCAGATTTCTTATCAAAGAATGCTGGATTTAAACAGCAGATGGAACTAGCCAATCTTTCTAACGATCAACAAATGAGACTTGCTAATTTAACTGCACAGAATCAAGCTAGTGCAGATAATCTAAATGCAGCACAACAAACTGAACTTGCTAATCTTAATACCAGGATGCAAACTAATTTGTTACAAGCGCAGATAGCTGAAAGAATGGGCGTAGCTCAACTTAATGTAGATCAGCAACGAGCAATACAAAACGCTGCGATGGTTGCTAATGTAGATTTAACTAAGTTCAATGCTGATCAACAAGTAGAACTTGCTAATAGTAAGTTTATGCAGAACATGACTATGAAAGATCTTGATAATCGTCAACAGACTGTAATACAGAATGCTACTTTACAAGCTCAAATGGATATGGCAAATGCCGATAATAGAACTAAAGCATCTATTGCTAATGCTCAGAACTTTTTATCTATGGACATAGCCAACTTAAATAATGAACAACAAGCAATAATGTTAGATCAGAGAATGGAACAAGATAGATTACTTTCTGATCAAGCAGCAAAAAATGCAGCACTACAGTTTAATGCTAAAAGTGAAACGCAAGTAGATCAGTTTAATGCTGGTTTAGCTAGTGAAATAGATAGATTTAATTCTTCTCAGAAAAATCTTATGGAGCAGTTTAATGTTTCAGAAGCTAATAAAGCTGAAGCTATAAATGTAGAGAATCAAATAAAAGTAGATTCTATTAATTCTGAGTTGGGTGCTAAAGTAAATATGTTTGATCAAGAGCTACAGTATCGAGCAGATGCTTGGAATGCTGCTAATGCACAAGCAGTAGAGCAGTCTAATATAGAGTGGCGTAGAAAAGCTAATACTATAGATACTGCTGCTCAGAATGCAGCTAACCAACAAGGAGCAGGTTTTGCATTTAACCTAACAAATAATGCACAGAACGCTTTGTGGCAGGAAATGAGAGATCAAGCTGCGTTTGATCAACAATCTTCTCAAAGCGCAAAAGACAGGGCATTAAACTTACTTAATGCTGCTTTAGGAAATGATACGTTTCTTAAAGCTAAATCAGATAGTAGTTTAGGTCAAGCAAGAACTAAAATATTTAACATGATTTCTAAAATATTAGCCGAGGTTTAGAATGTTTAAAAAAATAGGTAAATTCTTTAAGAAAATTGGTAAGGGCATAAAGAAGGGCTTTAAAAAGTTTGGTAAGTTCATGGGTAAACTTGGTATAGTAGGCCAGATTGCTATGATGTTTATTATGCCTGGAATTGGTAATGCTATGATGAGTACCTTTGGAAGTGTTTTAAAAGGATTAGGAACACTAGGTAGAGTAGGTCAAGCAGCCCAAACTGTTTTAGGTGCAGCAGGTAACTTTACTAGGTTAGTTGCAAAACCTTTTACTACCATTACTGACGGTATAAGTACTTTCCTTAGTAACACTACTAAATTCTTAACAAATAAAACAGCAGGTTTGTTTGGTAAGCAAGCCGTGTTTCAAGGCGCACCAACTACATTCTTAGGGGCTGATGGTGTTATAGGACAGACAGCTACAAATATTTCTAACAATGTTGCAGGGTTTGCAGATATTGGTAGAGATTTACTTTCAAATGATGTAAGTGCTTTTACTGATAGAGCTTTTGGAGCTACAAGAATAAAACCAACTACTACTGAAACAGATTTTTTAGGTCAAGAAAAAACAATTAACCCTAATCAATCTCCAGTAGATGTTAAAGATCCTCTTAGCTTTTTAGATAATAATTTAGATTTACCTAGTTCTCCTGTAGGAGCTGTAGCTGAAAAAAGAAGTTTGTTAGATTTTATACCTGATAGACTTAAAGATCCTTTTAAACCTACTAATTTAGTTGAGGGTTTTGCTACAGGTACGGCAAAAGGAGTAACCAATGTAGCATCTACTGCTGCTTTAGATGCAGTAGGTTTAGGCCCTGAGTATGAAACATACGCTTCACAAAGAGGTTATACTCCTCAATTCCAATCAGATCAGTCTTTATTATCAACAGGTCTTACTCCTATAGTTGCAGTTGATCAAGGCGGTGCAGATGTTACAGGACAAGAAACATACGCTAGTTACATAAACATGAGTACAATGGGTAATCAAAGTGGTTTAGGATATGGAGGAAGTCAAAACTATAATAAATGGATTGATAGATCCGTATCAGCATTTTCATCACCTACTATGTTAGGAGCATAAGACATGGCAGAAGTAGCTTTAGAACCAGAAGAAGATATTGAAGAGTACGCAAGGCAAAAAGCGTTAGAAATAAGAAGACCTATTCCAGGTCAGTCGCTTACTAACGATCCTGAACAGCCTTGGCCTTGGGAAGGTCAACCTAGATTTACAGACATGAATGATGCTCTTGAATACTTTTTTAATAAGTTTACAGAAGAAGAACTATTTGAAGATCTTATGGATCTTTTAGAAGACGGTGTTCCTGTAATGTCTTTAGTAGAAATATTCTTACAGCAAGGTTTTCAAGAGGGACTATTTAATCCTGACTTAATGTTGTTACTAGCAGAGCCTCTTGCTTACATGCTAATTGCTTTAGCAGAAAGGCAAATGATTGATGTAGTTATTATGGATGAAGAGGGTGAGCCTAGAACTGATCAACTTGGATCAGCTTTACAGACAATAGAAGAACCTCAGAAGGGTGAAGAGTTTCCAGAAGAGATTGATAATCAAATTCAATCATCTTTACTAGCAAGGGAGTAATAGAATGGCAGAAGATTTAGGTGATATAGCTTCTTTACTTGGCAGTTCTTTTGTACAGACTGCTCAAATGAATGAAGACGAGCAAAATGAAAATAGAAAAAGAGCTATGCGCCAGCAGCTTTTATATGCTTTTGCTGCTCCTATAGCGCAACAAGCAGGGCAAGGCGTTGTTAGTTTTGCAGGAGACATGTTGCTTGGGAATAAAGCTAAAGATTTTTTTCAAAGACAAGAAGGAGCTTCATTTCAATCAAGATTAAATAATTTAAGAAAACCTTTAGAAAATTTAAAAGAGCAACGAACTCTTTTAATGAAACAAGGTAAAGGTACTTCTCTTCCAGATAGTATTTTAAATCTTAAAAGGCAGGGGTATTTAGATAAAATTGAAGCTCAGTACGGACACATTCCTAATTACAAAGCTATTATGGGAGAACCTATATATAAACCTTCAGACGATGAAATAAAAGATGCTAACACACAAGCAAAAGAAATGGATGATGCTATAAGTACTTTAGAATATGCTGACGGTTTAACTGACAAAGAACTTATGAGAAGGTATAAAGAAACAGACATAGGTAAAGGAAAAGCACGAAGATTTGCTAAAAGATTATTTACTTTTGCTACACGAGGAAACTATGATGACGATGTAGTGTTTCCTGCTATGGATTTTATGGCTACAGGAGGAGATAATACTTTAAGGGATACTGACTATTATAGACTTTTAATGGATAAAGATGGAGATTTTAACAAAAAATTAAAAGAGTTAGTTAAAAATGCTTCAGATATAACTGGTGTATCTCCTGTTGAAAATTTAAACAATATAATGGTACGGTTTGAAGCTGAAAATGAAGATGCTTTTAAGTTATTAACTGGTGAAGAGGCTAGGCTTAGAGAACAAGCCGTAGAACAAGCCGTTACTCAACAAGCAGCACAGAACGATCCTGAAGTGCAAAGAATTATAGAGGATATGAAAAAGAAAAATATACCAATTAATAATAGAACTGTTAGAGTATCAGTATTGAATGAAGCAAAAGGAATATCAGATACTAAAAAAGCAGCTATAAATTGGTCTGGTAGAGGACGTAATGAGAAGACGTTTAGATATATACGAGATCAACTTACACAGGCTGATGGTAGGTTGGAAACATTTAGTGAAGTAACGGATACTAAAAAACGTAATGAGATTACTGAATCTTCTAGAATTTTTATAGCCAATGCATATGAAAGATTTAATCAAGAACTTTTAGATGTTATTAGTGAGCTAAAGACAGAAGATAATTATACTATAGCTAATGAACAATTAACTTCAGCAGGAATTAGATCAATGGCAGATGAGTATGTTTCTATGATGCTGAAACCTAGTGAAGAGGGTGGAGAGTTTTTAGCAACAGAAGTAAGAGATATGCCTCAGAAAAGCTGGTTTAGAGAAACTTTAAATGCTATTTCTGGAGAACCTAAGAGCGTTATGTCTGGTATTATTGCTGATCCTGAAAATAAATTAAGATCATTTATAAAAAATAGTTTTATAGATCAAAGTGAAAGGACAAGATTTCAACAACAAGGTTTAAAGGATGGCTATGTTACTGAAGATAATAAAGAGCAAGATAGCGAAGGAGTTTTTAATCCTGGTTTTAATTCTGTTAGAGTAGAAAAGCAGTTAGAAAATATATTTACTAGTTTAACTTTAACCGATAAAGAGAAAAGAAAGCAAATCAATACTATTTTAGATGGTATTATAAATCAAGGACAAAGTGCTTTTGAAGAGTCAGGAAAAACAACTTTAGATCCATCTTATTTAGATAAAATACAATCTTTAAGAGAAAAGTTTAGTAAACCTGTAAAAAGAAGAGGCCCTAGAAAAAGTTCTTTTGTAGAAGAAAATAAAGAAGAAGATACTGTTACTCCTTTGAGTCGTGGGGCAATAGCTAGACGATCTAGAAATAGAGTAAACTTAGAAACTGAACCAGAAGAAAAAGAAAGCATAAGAATAACAGGAAGGCGAGAATTTGTAGAAAGAGGAAAAAATCCTCGTACTTTAGATACTCCTAGAGAAACTTCTTTCTTTGAAAGACCAAGTGAAGTAGCAGAACTTTCAGAAGAAGAAAGTTTAAAAATAGATTCTGATATTATTAATCAACAAGCTAGGCAAATAGCTAATGCTTTTAAATCTGTAAGAGGCTTTAAAGCAGATAAAAATACTTTAAATAAAATAAAAACTAATTTAATAAAGGGTAACAGTCCTGAATTAGTTAATTTAGTTCTTAAATATTTAACCGCATAGGATTTATTATAAATGACTGATTACTCACAACATGATTTTAGACAGTACTTTGATTATTATGATGATGAGGATGTTTCTTCTGAAGATGAAATTATAGTAGAAGAAACAGCTCCTTTAGATTCAGATCATGATTTTAAACAGTACTTTGACTATTATGATGATGAAGAAGATGAGAAAGAAGAAATAGATTTAGACGATATAGACTATGCGACTAAAGCTTCTTATGGTGCAGCACAAGAAACTACTATAGGTGGTAATATTTTTAGAATGGCAAAAGCTGCTGTTCTAGCTGGAACATCTGATAAATCTTGGTCAGAAACTTTAGATGAAATGGAAAAAGAACGTCAAGCAGAGATTGATGAGCAGTTTCCTTTATTAGCTAACTTAAAAGAGTCTGAAGAAGATCTAGCTATTTTATCTGGTAGACTTGGGGTTGCTGTAGCTGACCCTGTTACTTTTGCAATGCCTTGGTTGAAGGTTGCTAAAGCTGGTTCTGTTGGAGCAAGAGTTGCTAAAACCGCTGCTTTAGGAGCAGGAGTTTCTGTAGGTGATACTGCTTTGAGAGAAAAAGTTGTATATGGAGAAGTTAGCCCTACTAGTTTAGGAATAGCTGCTACAGTAGGTGGTGCTTCAAGTGTTCTTGGTTTAGGAGTGCAACAAGGAATTAATTTTGTACAGAGAAAACGAACTGTTGCTAATGCTTTAAAAGATGTAGAGCCTGAAGATGCAGCAAAAACAAATGTCACTATAGACGCTTCTACAGCTAAACCTGTTGAGGATGCAGTTAATACTGCTGCTGATGAAGTAGGTTTTAATGCTGCTGAAGTAGGAGCTAAAAATTCTTTTCTTCCTGAATACTTAGCTGCTACAGAAGCTATAAAAAAAGAAAGAGCAGAGTTAAATAAACTTATAAAAGAAACTAAAGATGAAGTTGCTTTAACAGATTTAAAAGCTAAAAGATCATCTTTATCTTCAAAACAAACTGCTTTAAATAAAAAAATAAAACAAGAAACTATAGGTCTTATAGATCAAAAAAATGAAGTAAACATTAGAGCATTAGAATTGTTAGCAGAAAATGAAAGTTTTTCTACTAAAGCTGCTAGAGCAATTATGAGTGAAGCAACTAAACCTTTGATAGGTGCTACAGGTGGATTTATACACGGTGCTGGTTTTAGAGAAGACGCACAAGATGTAGAGACTTTATATGTTTCTATGGCTATTGGTGCTGGCTTAGGGGCTGCTTGGAAAAGAATAGATGCTTCAGATGCAATAACAAGTATTAATAAAGATACTGCTAAGATGGCTATAAACGAAGCTGGTTTTAATTATAACACTAGAAATTTAAAAACTTTATTTGGCACAACTACGGCAACAAGATTAGATTCATATGGTGGTTGGAATAAAGTAATCGGTAATTTGACTTTTTCTAGGTTTGGTCAGAATACAGATTCTGTAGAAGCACGTACATTAAGAGCGCAATCTGAATGGATTGGTAAAATTAATGGGATTCTAAAAGACTCTGGTAAAGATGATGATCTTATGGAAATAGTAGGCGAAGCTATGTACGGTTTTATTCCTAAAGGAAGTCTTGTTCCTGGTTATAAAGGATTAAATGACACTTTAAAAGGTATTACACAAGAACAAGTTGATGAAGTAAAAAGAATTGTTCCTTTATTAAAAACTGCTCAAGAACAAATGAAAACTAGAGCAGGTGCTTCTGGTATTAAATACGAAGAAATAGATTTTTATGGTATGTCGGTTAGGCATGACTTTTCTAAGTCTAGAAATGCTAAAGAAATAGCAGAGCATAAAGATGATTTAATGGAAGCAGTCGCTATACATAATAAAAATAATCCTGACGCAAAATTAAATGCTACTCAATATGCTAATCAAGTACTAGATTTAAGTAATAGTAAAGCAGGTAAGTATGTTTCTAGCTCATCAGGAGCAAGTCCTTTTAAATATAATAAAGAAGGAAGAGCTACTTCTTTTAGAAGGGCTGCTGATTTTTTTGAATTTGAAAGAAAACTAACTGATCCAGAAGCACTGGAATATTTAGCATCTAAAGGTAGAATAAATTTAAATGCTCGTGATGTAATTCAAGATTACGGCTCTTCATCTTTAAAAGTTTTTGAATTTGCTGATATGTTTGGCCCTAATGGTGAGGTAATTAATTTAGCTTTAAAAGGTATTAAGTCTGCATTCAAAGGTAAAAAAGCTATGGGTGGAGAATCTTTTGCTGGAGAAAAATATACTAGACAATTAACAAACTCTATAGAAGCTTATTGGGGTGGTTATGGATCAAGAAGCGTTTTAGAAGATTCTACTAGGGTATTAACTTCTTTAGCAAACACAACTTACTTAGGCTTGGTTACTCTTGCTAACGTAGCTGATTTAGCACAGCCTTTTTATAAAAGTGGTTTTGGAGCATCAGCTAAAACACTACTTCAAAAGGGTACAGGTAAAAGTTTTGCTAAGATGAGCCACTTCCAATACGATAAAAGTTTTGAAAGAGAACTAGATACTTTATTAAAGTCTAGACCTGTAAGCGATCAACGGCTTGCTACAAGAGCTTCTGATTGGGTAAACAAAAGATTTTTCCAATTTGTTGGTCTAAAAACATTAAATAACGTATCAAGAAAGTTTGCTTATGATGTAGGAGTAAACAGAGCATTTGACATGGCTAAAAAATTTAGAGGTAATAAAAAACTTAGTAAGGTAATAATTACCGAATTAGAAGACATGGGATTAAATGTAAATGATTTAAGAAAAATAGCTAGATACTCTACTATTGAAGAAGCTTTTGATGAAAAAAATGCTAGAAGTGTTTTAGATATTGCAGGTAGAAAAGTAGCTGAGAGAGATGTTATAGTTCCTAACGTAGGTAACAGGCTTTTATTTACACAAACAAACAACAGCCCTGTTAGGGCTATGGGTCAATTTTTATCTTGGGCGCAAGCAAAATCTGCTGAAGTAAATGCGTTAACTAAAAGAATAGAAAATGGAGATACAGCAACACTTGTTAGGATGGCAGCAGTTACTCCTGTGTTAATTGGATGGGAACAGTTTAGACAGTGGGCTGGTAATGATGATTTTTATTACGATAGACCACAACAAACAGAAGGAAATGATTTTGTTAAAGACGTTGCAGATGGTCTACAAAGAACAGCTACTTATGCCCCTTGGTTTGTAGAATCTATATCTTCTATTGTTAAGTATAACACTGGACTAATAGACGGTAGACCTAGGTTTGACGCTGCTGAATCTGTAGCCCCTGCTCTAGCTTTTGTAGAAGAAATGGGTACTGGTCTTGTTAAAGCAGGACTTGATGCAAAAGCTGGCGATTGGGAAGGAGCAACAAAAGAAGTTATTGAAAGTGGAATTCTTCCTTTAGGTAAACAAGCTCTAAAAGGAATTAAAGGAGTTACAGGTAAAGATTTATTCTACGATGAGCCTGAAACAACAGAAGAAGAAGTATTACAGTTTAAAAAGGGTGGTGAAGTAGATATAGAACGAGCGGCATCAGAACCTGATGAACGTATAGATAAAATGACAGGTATGCCTTATGATCAACAGGCAGGTACAGCTTTTGTAGATGAAGAAGACCCTCTACGAAGAATGGGATTTGGTAAAGGAGGAGGTGTAGATCCTTTAAGGCGTTTAGGATTTGGACATGGTGGTAAAGTTTTAAATGTTTTACAAGATAGGAAAGTAAGTAATGGGTAGAAAATATGTAATTCAAAAAGGAGATACTCTAAGCGAAATAGCTCAGAAATTAAAAGTGGATATGGAGCAACTTGCTAAAGCAAATAATATAAAAAACAAAAGAAAAATATTTATTGGGCAAGAATTAAAACTACCTGATAGTAAATTACCCTTACCAGAGCAAGTTTCAAAAGCAATGACTGAAGCAAAAAAGTTTATGACAGGAAAAAAATCACCTGTTCCTGCTGTTCAAGCATACAATATGTTAGTTCCTACTAATATAAAACAATTTTTGTATGATCTTTCTGGTGGTCAAAAAGTTATTACTGAAAAAGATATTCGTAAAAACGAAATTCAAGCTCTTAAAAATTCTGTAGCTTCTGCTAAAAAAAGAGGCTCTAATGTAATAGAGTATGTAGATTATGGAACTGAGACTGAAGCAAATAAATATAAAGATGTTGGTGGGCAGATGAGCAATGTTAGTTTATTAGGTAAATTAACAGATCCAGCTTATTCAATGAAAACTTTTATAGGTCAAGGAGCTATAACAGAAAATCCTAAAGGGGAAACTATTGTTACTGATAGGTTTAACTATAATGATGCTGTAGATGGAACTTTTATGGATTATTTAAAAGATGCTAGAAGAGCAGGAAGAAGTATATATACTCAGATGAGAACTTTAGGAAGACACTACGGTAGTGGTCCTGGAGAAGGTAGTCCAGTAGTAATAAATTTAGGAAAATTATAGATGTATAAATATTTTACAAAAGAAGAACTAACCTGTAAACACTGTGAAGAGTATTCGATGTCTGATGAGTTTATGCAAAAGCTTGATCAACTTAGAGAAGACATGGGTTTTCCTTTTAAAATAACTAGTGCCTATAGATGTCCTGAACACCCCATAGAAGCTCGTAAGAAGTCTCCTGGCTCCCATTCTACAGGAAGAGCTGTAGATATAGGTGTACGTGGAAAAAACGCTTACAAGCTAATACAGGGAGCCATAGAGCTAGGTTTTACAGGTATAGGTGTAAATCAAAAAGGTTCTTCAACAAGGTTCATACATTTAGATGATATTGAAAATTCTGATGAAAGACCTAGACCTACGGTATGGAGCTACTAATGGTATTATATGCTGAATCGTTATTAATTATGTTGTATTCAATTTACTTAAAGCATCAAACTAAAGTAGGTTTAGATATACTACAGCTAGAAGAATTTAGATTGTTGTTTGAAGAGCAGCAAGAAGTTATTGCAAGCCTTTTAGAAGGAGAGATAAAAAATACTCCTAAATTAAAAACAGAGAAACAGACATGGCACTAGGAGTAGGAGCTATTGTTAAATCTGTAGCTGGCTTAGGACAGACTTGGCTAGAAGGTAAGGTTGCTAAGACTAAAGCTAAGGCAGAAGCTGAAGCAGCAGTCATGGTTAAACAAGCTGAGTCAGTAGCAGATTGGGAAACAGCTATGGCTAGATCGTCCCAACAGTCTTGGAAGGATGAGTGGTTAACAATATTATTCAGCATACCATTAGTATTAGCTTTTATACCTGCCACAGTTCCGTATGTCGAAGAGGGTTTTAGAGTATTACAAAATATGCCTGAGTGGTATCACTATGCTTTGAGTGTAATAGTAGCAGCATCATTTGGAGTTAGATCTGTCATAGGCATAATGAATAAAAAGAAATGATATTTGAATCCATTGCAGCGGTAACAGCAGCATTAAGTGCTGTGAATGGATTGATTGGTCAAGTCAAAGAATCTGGTGGGCATATAGGTTCTGTATTAGATAGAATGCAAGCCATCAATTCAGGTATGCAAAAATTAGAAATAGAAAAACGTGAGTCTTTAGTACAACCTTTAACACCACAGGAGGCTATGAAATTAGCTATGGCTAAAAGACAAATGGAAAGATTTCACGAAGAGCTAAGAAACATGGCAGTTCTTTCTAGAGATCATCAAAAATTTGTAGATGATTACTTTCAAGTAATGGCAGAGTCTAAAGCTCAACATGAAGCTTCAGTTAAAGCTGTCATAGAAAAACGTAAACAAAGAAAACAATTATTACACGATCTTTTTGTTTGGACTTCAGTAAGCGGTATAGGTTTAATAGTTGCTGGCATAATAATTGCATTAGTTATTGCAATATTTAAATGACTATAATGGCTTTTATGTTAGTTGTTATCATTAATGGTAACACATTAGAAAATGACGGATGGTATTTTAGAAATATTTATCGTTGTAATACATTTGCTCATGCAGTAGAACATGGCAATGTAAGCCAATACGATAGAAGAGATAGGCAGCATAATATCTCAGCATATTGTGTGCCTGTAAACGTACCTAAAACTACACAGTTTTGGGATTAACACTTAACTAAATGGAGGTAATAAGATCTACAAACTATGATGAAATTTATACTTGTAATTATTTTAAATTCTGTTCCGCAATCAATTCAAGTATTTAATGATAGAGAGGAGTGTTTTAATACTGCTTCTCTACTTCAACAAACAAAAAGGATAGAAAGCTATTGTGTTCCTTCAGGGGTAAATCCAATAGCAGAAGTACCTAAGCGAGAAATGATAGGATAATAAAATGCCAGCAAAGAAAAAGCCCAAGAAAAAATCTACTGTAAACAAAGCAGGAAATTATACTAAACCTACCATGAGAAAGAATTTGTTTAATAAAATTAAAGCGGGTTCTAAAGGAGGTAAGCCAGGTCAATGGTCTGCTCGTAAAGCTCAAATGCTTGCAAAGCAATACAAAGCTAAAGGTGGAGGATATAAGTAATGGGCTTAAAGAAGTCTCAAAAATCTTTAAAAGCTTGGACAAAACAGAAGTGGCGTACCAAGTCTGGTAAAAAATCTAGCGAAACTGGAGAGAGGTATCTTCCTGAAAAGGCAATAAAGTCTTTATCTTCTAAAGAGTACGCAGCTACTACAAAGAAGAAAAGGGAAGATACTGCTAAAGGTAAGCAGCATAGTAAACAGCCTAAAAAGATTGCAAAGAAAACTAGGAGGCACAGAAAAGTATGAGAGAAGATTATAAAAAAGGAGGCAAGTCTAAACGAGATCCTAGACTAGCTAGAGCAGGAGTGTCAGGGTTTAACAAACCTAAGCGTACTCCTAACCATCCTAAGAAGTCTCATATCGTAGTGGCTAAAGAAGGTGACAAGATTAAAACAATTCGTTTTGGTCAGAAGGGAGCTAAGACAGCAGGTAAACCTAAAGCAGGAGAGTCTGCTCGTATGAAAGCCAAGCGTAAAAGTTTCAAAGCAAGACACGCTAAGAACATTAAACGAGGTAAAATGAGTGCAGCTTATTGGGCTGATAAGGTAAAGTGGTAATATGGCTATGGAAGATTTTTTTAGTCTCACAGAACTTCCAGAGACTAGCGTACTAAAAACAAATGCAGATGTTGTTTCTTATATAGCAGAAGCTATAGGAGGATCAAAAGACTTAGAGTTGTCTAAAGAAATGCTTGAACTTCTTAATAAACATTCAGAAGTTGTTTTAGAAACAAGTCAAAAGATAATGTGTAAATCTAAAATGCATTTACAATCAGTTAAATGATTGAGCCTACATCTTCACCTGTACCTGTCGGTACATGGGCTAAACATAATAGCACAGAAGTTGTAAGGTATGATCGTAAACACGGAGAAGAACACAGACTTCAAACTGTTTTTAGAACTGTGTACTACGAGTTTGCAGATGGTAGAGTACATTTAAAAAATTACACATCGCAAAACTCTACAATAAACTTAACAGCTTAACTTACTTATAAAATATGTGATTGTTTATTACTACTGTTGGAGTAAGTTCACTAGCCCAATAAGGGTCTTCAATGTAGTTAGCATGATACCACAAAGATCCCTCAGTAATATCCATGTCATCAAAGTTAAGTAATCTAAAAGCTAACACTATACTATCCAACCACGTTTCAGAGTCAGTAGGTATGTCGTGCTTTCCGTCACAGTACCAGCTAAACTGACATCTATTTCTAGTCTCCCCTCCCTGATAAACTACCTCGCATATAGTATGTGGAAACATACCATGATCTCTTCTGTTTATAGTGACCTGGCCGACAGCAATACGTCCTGCTAGTGGTTGGTTACCTGCCTCAAAGTAAATATTTTTAGCTAGACAATGAGCTTCTTCTTCTTGATCAAAAGCTTCAGCAGTTGTACAAGTTGTAAAAAGCAGCGAAAATAATACGAAGAGCATGGCTAAATTATATTTAATATCTTTTTTCATTATAACTTTTAATCCATAAAGTAAAAAATAATAATATTAAAAAAGGTTGAACAACTACAAAAATTATAATATTTGCAAGTTCATATCCCCAACCTGTTACTTGTCCTATAACTTGTAAAACATAAACACAAAAATTAAAAATATCGTTTATCATTTTAAAGCTGTTAACTCTTGTTCTAAAGTTTTATGAAGGTTAAATAGTTTAGGTTCTAATTCTTTTAGAATTTTTTCTACGTAACAACTATCAGGATACTCGAATATTTCTGTTACTTTTTCTGCTGGTATCTTACTGTACTCTGTCATTAAGTTACCTTTACGATCTATAAATACTTTAAATGATATTATATTTCCTTCTTTCATACGAACTGCACCTTATCTATATTACCTCGTAGCCCAGCCTTCATGTACGTAGTAGCTCTACCTTCAAAAAAGTTTTGATGCTCTACTCCTAATACGTCATCAAGCCAGTTAAGAGGATTGTCTTTAACTTCGTAGTTAGGTTTTAATCCTAGCTGCAATAATCTTCTATCTGCTATGTACCTTATGTAGTCTTGCATTTCTTTCTTTGACAGACCTTCTATGTTACCCATCTCAAACACTAAGTCTAAGAATCTATCTTCAAGATCTACCATGTCTCTACATGCCTGATATATTTCTTTCTTAAAATCATCATTCCATATATCTAAATTTTCATGTACAAACTCTCTAAATAATTTAGTCATGGCTTCTACGTGAAGAGATTCATCTCGTATACTATAGGTAATAATCTGGCCCATTCCTTTCATGCGCCCGAAGCGTGGGAAGTTTAGTAGTATTATAAAGCTACTAAAAAGCTGTAACCCTTCTGTAAATGCTGAGTAAACTGCAAGTGCTTTAGCTATAGATTTTTTATCTCCTCTTGTAACCTTTACAGAATCTACATACTCATGCTTATCTGCCATAGCTTCGTACTCTGAGAATGCTTTATATTCTATTTCAGGCATACCTACTGTATCTAGCAGCAAACTGTAAGCGTGTTGGTGGATAGATTCCATGTTGTTGAATGCGCCCATCATCATACGAGCTTCTGGCTTTTTAAAGATACGCATGTATCTATCAACATAACCTGTACTAACATCTACGTCTGACTGAGTGAACAGCCTAAAGATTTGAGTCAGTAAGTTTTTCTCATGCTCTTCTAAATCTTGCCAATCCTTAACGTCATTATGTAATGGTACGTCTTCTGGAAACCAGTGCATTTGATTCTGTTGCACATAGTAGTCAAACATCCAGGGGTGATCAAAAGGTTTATAGTAATCTCTATTACTCATTAGGCTCATTTAGAATCTCCAATGTTGCGAGTTTTTCTTCTGCTGCTGCTAGTTGTTCTATAAGACCATCAACCGTATCTACTATAGATGGATGATCTGCTACGCCTACTGAAGATGTAAAGTAATTATTAATATCTACTTTATATTTTTTAATCTCGTATTTATATTTTAATTCAAGAGCTTCTTTTATTTTATTCATTTAAATATTCCTTGTATTTTTCTTGTAACCAATCATTGTATTTTTCACAGTAGACAGGGAAAGATATACGATCAGATATAACAGTATTATTTTCATCACAAGAGTCTAACCACATTCTAACACAAAAACTATGAAAGGTACTATTCACCTTCCTCTACCATTGATTCTCTCATAGCAAAGTAACTATCTTTCCAAAACCATTGTCCGTTTAATAATTCTTCGTATGTAACAAACTCTTTTGTTTCACTTATATAATACTTTGCATCCTTAACACTCATAGCATTCCCCCTAGTTTATTATTTATTTCCCATAGTAAATATATTACTATGCCTAAGCCTATAGCTAATATTGTATGATACCAAATCCATCTAACTTTATATATTCTTAACTCTAGCCTTCGTTCATCATCAGCTAGTTTATAATAGTCTAGCATGTCTTTAATCCGTTTTATTAAATCAAATATGTTATCCCTCACAACTAAGACACTCCACATCTTCTAAGTTTATTCTAGGTATTTTTAAATTAACATTCTCTGTAGATCTAGCAGCATCTGACCTCAAGTAATATAAAGACTTGAGCTTAGTAGCTCCAGCCCAATGTACGCTATTAACATAATCAAGATAAAGATCATGGACTTCCTGCGCTTCCGAAGCCTTTGGAGGACTAAAGAAAAGATTGACACTTTGACTTTGACAGATGTATTGTTGTCGTTGGTAGGCATGTTCTATCACCCATATCTGATTTATTTCTGGAGCAGTCTTAAATATTTCTTTTTCTTCTTCAGATAACTCTTTAAGATGCTGAATAGATCCCTCGTTAGCAGCAATATCCTTCCAAGTTTTTTCATTATTTATTCCTTTTTCCTCCAGAATTTCTTCAAGATATTTGTTTTTAACCTTGTAAGATCCTGTGAGAGTTTTGTGCGTATATACATTGGCCCTTGAAGGCTCAATCGAAGGAGAAGTTCCAGCGCATATAATACTGCTGCTGGCGTTAGGAGCAATAGCAAGAAGACATGAATGCCTAAGACCACTACCAGCCATGTCAGGAGATTCTCCACGTTCTTCAGCCAAGTACCTAGAAGCCTTTTCAGCTTGTTCTTTGATGTGTTTGAATGATCTGTTATTGAAACTACTGGCGTACATTCCCTCAAAGGGTAATCTAGAACGCTGTAGGTAAGAATGAAAGCCCATTGCACCAAGGCCGATTGCCCTTTCTCTATATGCACTATAAGCGGCTTTCGCAAAGCCTGTTTTATCTGGTTTAACATGAGGCATAAACTCCTGTAAAGTTAACGCTGCTGTTTCTGGCTCTTGTTCTACAGCGTTGTCTATAAAATGTTGTAATATATTATCAAGCATAGTAACTAGATCAGGAATAAAACTATAGTCATTTCTCCACTCATCAAAATATTCTAAGTTAACACTAGACAAACAACAAACGGCTGTTCGTTCTTCATCTGTAGGTAACGTAATTTCAGAACATAAATTACTTTGACATATTTTTAACCCCATATCTTTTTGTTGTTGGGGCATTTCCTCATTACATCTATCTAGATTTACTATATACGGTTCACCTGTCTCTGCTCTGGTGTGTATTAGTTGGAACCACAGATCTCGTGCGGAAACAATCCTGGTTGCAAGATTGGACTTAGGATCAACGAGTCTCCAATCGTCATCATCACGAACAGCAGACAAGAATTTGTCATTAATGGATACGCCATTATGCAGATTAAGGCACTTACGGTTAAGATCACCGCCAGTTGTTTTACGCATGTTGATGAACTCTTCAATTTCTGGGTGAGATATATCCATATATGCTGCATAAGAACCCCTCCTTGTGACTCCTTGATTAAAGGCTAACATCTGACTGTCTACGACATGCATGAATGGTATGCTGCCAGTAGACTCAGAGCCGTTACTAGTAGATACACCATTACTGCGAACGCTCCCCCAATAGCCACCGATACCTCCACCTGTGCTTGCCAGCCATATGTTCTCATCATAATGATCAGAAAGACCACGCCTTGAGTCAGGAACATAATTAAGAAAGCAAGAGATAGGTAGACCACGCTTGGTTCCTCCGTTAGATAAGATAGGAGTGCTAAACATGAACCAATTATCGCTTGAGTAATTATATAATCGCTGTGCAAGATCGAAATCAGTATGTCCTTTATAAGTTGCACTAAATACAGAGGCCCTTGCAAAAGCTTCTTGAGCATGACTTTCATCCTCCCATAAATATCTATCTTTTAAAGTTTCTTTAGAGAACTCGTTTAGGTTATCTTCTTTATTGTAATCAATCTGAATCCCCAAGTAATCCACTGTTCCAGTTTTTAATATCATCTAACCCTTCCTCTTCTCTTAATTGCGACTTTCTATAATTTTTAGTTTTAGCTTTATTTTTTGAATCTTTTCTCTTATTAAATTTTTTGGTTCTTTCAGCTTTTCTGTCCCAAGTCATCCTCATTCTCCGTCCAGTATTCTAAAAGTTTTGTTTCATACCAAGCTGCCTTACGTTGATCGTCAATAGGAGATCCTTTGTATCGCATTCTCCATCTGTATTTTAAAGAATTACCACGTAAGTAACCTACAAATTCATCAGGAGTAAGCATAGCTTCTATAGCTTCTATGCATTCTACTGCGCCTTGATTATAGTGTTCTGGATTATTTATGTTATCTACCATAGCACTATTAATAAGTTTAGAATAAGTTTTACCAAGAGTAGATGGGCCTTGTTTAACAGCATCTTCATGTCTTCTAGCATTCATATCATTCCACTCTTGAGGTGTTGCGTCATCTATACTCATTGCATCTCCAAATTAATTTTATCATTACGTTTTTTAAAGTCTTCAGATTCTTTAGATTCTGAATCAATCCAAGCATTAGGTATTGATTCTTCACTAAACCATCTAAATCCGTTTGTTCCTGCCCACTCAGCATGGGATCTCTTAGTACCATCTTTTCTACGTTTAGCTCCAGGCATAGGAGCAGAAGGATTAGCAAAAAGAAATACTAGTTCCATGTTTTTAGGTAAGTGTTTTTTAACCCAGATGTATTTATTATATTCTTGAAAGTCCCAGAACCTACCTTTAGATTCTAACAATATAGTCTTTCTTCCTATCTTCCTAACAAAGTCAGGTTCGTAAGTGTGTTCTATTACGTAGGATATTTTGTCTCCATGATGATGCCAATCTTTTAATATTGATTCATGTAACACAGCTTCCCATATAGAGTCATACTTATGATTGTTAGGGGCTACAATCTTTTTAGGTCTAGGTACTCTTGGTTTTCGCTTACCACTAACAGCTTTTTTCTTAGTACTAATTGTATCGCTCTCTTGTGCTATTAACAAAATCTTCTAGGTCTTTGACTGTAATAGATTCTATATCTTTTCCTAGGTTGTAAAGTTTCTTTATACATTTCCTTGCCCATTTAAGAGTGTAAAAGCTCAGTCGTATTTGACCATAGGCGTAGAAATGTTTTGCACTAGGTAGTAACTGTTTTATATTCTTAATAGAAACCTTTTCCTGTTCTTCTTCAGGTACTTGAGTCTTTACCCATTCTATTAAAATATTTTCAGAGTGTCTGTTTATTCTTTTCATTATCTTAGTATTCATGTTAGTTCTAATACCTTGGGTTGTGATGCTACTCTGGTGAAATACTTCAAGCCATGAGCGTACTTAAACACTCTTAGACCATGACCGTTATTAGCATCAGACCAGCATTCGTTTTTGAATGAGCAGTATACACAGGAGGGAGGTAAAATTTCATTACCTTTTTTACCTTCAGGTATAGGAGTATAACATTTCTCTGGAGGTGTGTCAAGATCTAAAGCTTGTTTTAAGTTATTTATTTTATTAACTGGATTAGGTTTTGATAATTTACCAGGCCTAAATAAAGCAAGTTCACCTGACTCTTTGTTGATCGCTAAGAAGCCACCATCAGATGTACCTTCAGCCGCTTCATAACCTGCAAGCTGTGCCATGTATCCGAAGGTATCGTTCTGAGCTAGAGTCCCTTCAGAGAACTTCTTGAACGCAAAGTTAGATGCAGTTTTTATATCAATAACTTCACCATTTATTTTACAGTCCATATGCCCCTTGATACCGTCAACCTCTACTTCTTTCTGCTCATCAGTTACTTTATGTCCTGAAGCTTTTACTAGTAAGAGTAGTAGCTCCTCTAGTAGATGACCATAAAGAAATTTTATTCTTGTTATCGCATTAAGTTTAACAGTATCTTCTTGCCTAGCTTCGTACCACAACTGCCTAGCAGGTCTACCGATATTACTTATGCGTAATCCTTTACGTTGTTTCCTAGGTTGTGACCATTGAAGCAACGCATCCTGTAGGTTACTTGCGAAGTCTTCTACAAGATTAGGATCTATCTCCTCTTCTCTTTCAATGAAGGCGTAAATATCCTCTACCAAATAATCTAAGTCTTTCATTTGTTTTCCTTTAAATAGTTTATTGCTCTTTTTAAAATGTCAATGTTGTCATCAAAACCACCTAAAGCTCTGTTACATTTGTGACATAACCATCCTCTAAAAGATTCTGTTTCGTGACAATGGTCTAAAACCCAAGAACCATTTCTTGTATTGCCTTTACCTTTAACATCTTCTTCTGAGCCAAGGCATATTGGACAAGCATAATTTTTTGAAGGAGGAGAATGTACAGATTTTAAATACTCTCTGACTTTACTTAAATCATTATTACATTTTCTGCATTCTGGTCTTAAATAAGTGCCTCCTGAATGTGGACTAAAACTACTTAAAGGTAAAAGAGTATTACATTTATTACATTTTTTTTCTCCATTACCTAAATCAGAATGGTCATCATCAAACATTTCAAATTGTTCAACTTCTTTCACCACTCTCCACACCCCTCTGTATCACAGTTAGGCCAATTACGACATCCTAAATGCTCCTCTTCGTTGTAAGCATCTTCATCTTTGAAAGTATGTAGTTTAGAAACCACCTTTTTATTGTAACATAATTTTCCGTCAGTTAATGCTAACCAAGCTCCTGTTTCATTGTCAGTGTTATGTCCTAGATTAAATCTATCGTGGAAAAAACATATATCTAACTCATCTGGATCAACATTTATCCAAAGCGTTTTCTTTTTCTCATTAAATAAAATACTACAGGGTTCATATTGAATATCTGAACCATCTTTAAATTTAACATAAAAACCACCACCATTTTCGTTTGAGTCATTAACTATACTATCTATCTGTATTTTATCAGTGAGTCTCTGCCCAATTACTTCCGACATTATATTCTCCATCAAGAGGACAATTCAAATTAAAGTATTCACCAGCTTCTCTAATAGCTTTAACACCAAGCATACCTACTTCATCAGCTATACTACTCTCCACTTCTACCTGCCATTCATCGTGTACATTACAGACAAAGTGTGCATCCATGTCTTCGATGTACTCATTGAATATCACCAGAGCTTTCTTCATAACGATAGCCCCTGCTCCCTGTAGCAAAGTGTTGAGCGCAGAATGTTCAGACCTGACAAAGAGTTTCCTACCGTCTAACCCTTTGAGGTAGCCTCTTGAAGCTGCTCTTGATACTTTGTTTTTAAGATCTGTAAATGATGGTAGATTATCGAAGAATGATTTTCTAAGTCTACTACCAACTTCTCTACCGCCTCCAGAAACAGTCCCAAGTTTTTCATCTCCTGCTCCGTATAAGAGGGCATAGATGAAAGTCTTAGCCTGAGATCTTGATTCAAGTCCTGCAAGCTTTTGATTAGTTGTGTGAATGTCACCGTTGATGATTTCATTTGTATACTCCTTGTCTTCCATATAATGTGCAAGCATCCTTAGTTCTAGGCCACTAGCATCTATACCTACAAGACTGTATCCACTAGGAACAGACCAACACCTACGACACTCAGCACCGTATGGAGAACTTAAACTAGGAACCTGTGCCATGTTAGGTTCACGGTGAGTCATGCGTCCTGTGATAGTACCATTAGGTATTACAAAGCCATGAACTCTGGAGTCATCCTTGATTGCCTCAAGCCAGGATTTTATCTGTGCTTCTCTCTTCTGGTACATCAAGAAGTCTTTGATAAGTTCTGCTTGTGGTATGTCAGTTATTTGAGATAAGGTCTTCTCGTTTACAACTGGCCTACCATTCACAGTAAACTCTTCAGGCTTCCAACCAAACTCTAAAAGATATTCTCCTATCTGTTTACGTGATCCAATGTTGAAGTCCACAACAGTAGACCTTGTAGTTTTAAAGTTGCAAGGATCAGAAAGATATTCATACTCTTCATCAGAGAGTCTAACTCCCTTACCACTAGGATTATCCCAAGCTCCTTGCTTAGATACCTCGCCATTCTTCTTTTCCTTACGAAAGATTAACCTCTCATCTATCTTAGGTTTGAATACTTTTGCTACCTCTGATTCTGTCTCACACATCTTCTCACGCATCTGTGCTAAAAGCATGTTAGCTTTGTATTCATCGAAGTAAAAGCCGTGTTGCTCTTGATCCTTGAGGATCTTTGCTGTTTCTAATTCAAGTCTCATAGAATCTCTTGAGAATCCAGCACCTTCTTTCTGTAAAGCTTTGTACACTTTAACATTCAAAGCAACATCACGTTTACAGTAGTCTAGCATCCTCTCAGAGAATTTATCGAAGTCTTCAAACTCAATCTTAGAATACCCTAACTTACCTCCCCATACTGCAAGGCTATGTCCTCCTTCACGTACAGGATTAAATAGTCTAGAGAATACTAAGGTATCTATGATCTCTTGATCACCAAGTTTAAAAGAAGTTAACTTCTCCAATACAGGAATATCAAATCCGATTATGTTATGACCTGATAGTTGCGTAGCTCTATTCAGAAGCTGCACACCTCGTTCTATTTTATCAGGGCCAAAGCTCCAGACTTGTCCTGTCTCTATTTCTTGAGCAACTAAACACCAGATGACAGACGATTCTAGTCCATCAGTTTCTATATCAAATAATATTTTCATTCAAACGCTAAGTCCTGGTCTGTTTCAAAGTTTATATCAGTATCATCTACCTCATTTAATCTACCAGTTTCCTTATCGTAGAAAAGATAAGTAGCTATACCAACGTCACCAGTGTATCTAGATTTAAGAATCCTTACACGAGTAGTCGATGCAGTCTTAGGATCGTCAGCCTGAGAGTTTCTCTCCAATGTGATAACACAATCGGATAGCTGACTGATACTTTGACTGCCTCTAAGATGGCTCAGATCAGTCTCTACGCCTTTCTCATGGCCTTTATTGCCATCTATCCTACGTAGATGCGACACTAGTATAAGACCCGCTCCTGTCTCCTCTGCGAGGCTCCTAAGCCGTGTCATAATAGAGTCTATTGATCTTCTTTCATCCCCTTCTAAGGTAGCTGATACCATCATATGCAGGTGATCTAACACAACCCACTTACATTCGCATCCAACTATCATATAACGAAGCTTACTAAAGATACCATCGATGTCATTAGACCCGAAGTGTGCGTGTATCCAAACCCTGTCATTGTTATCATTGTCAACGAACATATCATCAAACATTATCTCCAACTCTTCTTTGGAGTAACCTTCTCTGACGCTATCAATGTGGAGCCTAGCGTTAGCTTCAATACTAAGTATACCGTCAACAGTCCTAGTCCAATCTTCTTCAAGGGCTACGATGCCTACGTTATCTTCAGTATTTTTTATAAGCCAGTGTTCCAGTTCTCTAGTTACGCTAGTCTTACCTAGACCAGTACCACCTGCTAGGGTTATTAGCTCACCCTGCCTCAAGCCTTCTAGCTTCCTGTTAAGACCTTCCCAAGGATAGGGAATAGATTTCTTCTTGGTTCTGTTGTGAAACTTATCTCTGTTTTCACTGACGTTAAGCACTCCACTTGGCGTATATGTTTTAGCATTCCACCAAGCGTTCACGTAAGAACCGTGTTGATTGTTACGCAGCATATCATTGGCATCTTTATGTCCATCAGGCATCACCATTATCTTAGCCTTGTTAGGCTTCAATAATCTGGCTACCTTCTTAGCTGCTTCTTGACCAGGTTTATCAGCATCAAAGCAGATTATGATGTTGTCAAACTTTTCTAGAAATTCTATCTGGTTTTTAACATCTTTCTCTGCACCTGCTGCACCATTCTTTACAGATACTACGGGCCACTTAGAACCTAGCAGTTCATAAGCAGCCATAGCATCACACTCACCCTCCGTAATTGTTATGTACTTTCCACCCTTATCACCTACAATCTGCTGTCCAAACAAGCCACAGTCAGTTATGTTTCCAGAGGCTAAGAAGCCTTTGCCTTCTACAACTCTGGTCTTGTATGCAACTTCTTCTGAACCATTGAAGTAGGGATAGAAGTGTCTAGTTGTTTCACCGTTAGAGTTCTTTGTAGATCTTACTCCATACTTTTTACAAGTATTAACAGAGATAGATCTGTCCGACAGAGCATTTATTTCTCCTTGATTTATTGTTACGTTGTCCTTTACAAGCCTTGGTTTAGCTTCCATGTTACCCTCAGTATATCCTTTAATGTAGTCACCACATGAGAAGCACTTAGCACTCCCATCCTCGTTAACAGCAAGGCATCCCTTGTGTCCACAGGAGGGGCAGTCCCTATGAGTCTCTACAAAAGCCATAAGCTATGTCTCCACGTTTTCTTCCTCGATCAATGCATCATCTGAAAGGTTAGCTTTAATTACAGAATTGTAATGAGCTTGTGCTGCTTTGTAATGATTGGTAGTAATCTCTGCTGTACGCAATTCATTCTGCTGCAACTGAGCTAACAGCATAAAAGCTTGCTGGCCTTCAGGATTTAGCTTGGATACATCGTAATCCTTTTCCTCACTACGATATACTGCCGCTGGTTTTTGAACTTCTTCAGTCATATTATCTCCTTAAAATGCTAGTGCTACGTCACCAGAAGGGCTGTACTCTTCTAGTTCCAGGATTTGAACAGCTTCTAAAACCGCTCTCTTATACTGTCTCTCTGGCCCATAGTTTGCAGCCCTCCACTGTACTGCTACCTTAGAACCATTCCCAATCTTAACATCATAGAGAGGGTGTCCTTCTTTAATCTCTACCATGTCAGAGTCCACAAGTTTAGGTCTGTCATTTTCCTTACCTGTCTTTGCGTTCTTTTCCCACTGATAGAAATGTACTACAGGATCTTCAGTATACTTACGCCTACCTGATTCAAACAAACCAACATTGAAGTTAGCATCTTTGAATTGCTGAAAGACCTCATCCGATACAGCTAGATTAATCTCATATCCATTTGCTGTTTTACCGTAGTTAGGTACAGGCACAGTGATGTGTGGATAGTAAGCTATTCCAGTTACAACCTGTGGTATTCCTTCAATCATACGCATATTTTTTTCTCCTCTTGTCGTATAAATGGTAAGTAAACATCTTCATAAAAGTCTATGTCGATGCCCTCTACAACACTAACAATAACATTAGTGCCTTCGTTCTTAGTAGTTAAGATGCATTTGTTTTTGTACAACAAGCTGCCATACATTGACAGCATCTTTTCGTATTGCTCCTTAGTAAATTTAAACATTACCAGTTCCCCAACTCTTCAACAAACTCACTGAATAGTGAGCCGATAACATCGTCAGTTAACCTCCAATCATCAACATCAGAACATCTATCCTTAACAAAAGAAAAAAACCTTTGCTTTATTCTTTCACTAGGTTGACTACCACCTATCTTTAAAGTCCATAACTGCGCCCAAAAATCATCTAGAGTAGATAGAAACTCTACGTTAGGATCTGTAGCACTCATTGTCTTTCTCCGTAAAAATTATGTGAACTAGGGTAGCATGGATCTTCAGAGAAGTCAAGCATTTTCTTTTGCTTTAGGCAAAAATCTTCAACTGTTTCTCCTTCTCCTGAGAACAACTCAGCTAAAGACTCTACTCTTTGTTGTTCATTCAGTGATTCTTCAACGTCATTCAAGTCACCACAAAAGTAGTGATAATCGTCTATGTCTCTCACGCCTTTGCTCCTTTAGTTGTTATCTGTTCCCATCCCCTAACGTCACTGATCTTCACTGGAAACTTTCCTTTAGCCAGGTATAAAGATCTTTTACCTATGTGAAAGCCTATAAAACTACGTCCATGACTAACACCATATCTGTTTTTACGTACCCTGATTCGATAGATCATTTAATCCTCCTTGATTAATAAACCAGTTCTAATAAAACTGATTTGATCTTTTGTTAATTTTGAATTGAAAGTATTTTTGCCTCTTGTAAAAGCGTGATACTCTCTTTTGTTTAGTGGTATAGACATGCATCTTTGTGCTTTTGTTCTTGGATGCTGTGCATACACAATCATTTTTTATTCCTCCTAACAAGTTCCTCCATGTACATTTCGATGAAGCCTAAAAAGAAATCATCCCCATATTTCAAGATCAATCTTGTACCATCTTCGATGGCTTCTTCAGTAGCTTCAGATTGAAGATCGTGCTTACGCACAAATCTTTTCATGTCTAAAACTGCATTAATATCAATCACTTGGCCCATGTTGTTCTCCACATTTCTCACATTCATAATACTCAGGATATTGTACCACAGTACCTCTTCCAGATAAAGACTCGTACTCTGTAGGGTAATGTACCCACTCGTGATCACACTCACTAACAATATTGTCAACGAACTCATCACCGTATGCTGCTCTTGCAATCGTGTTAAATAAACTCACTTAACTTCCCTCCTAAAATCTTTGCGTCTGTTCAATTCTTTTTGACACTTGTACATCAGAGCTACTGCATCTGAATATATAGTATCCTTAGAGGATCTATCAGCAACAAGATTAGCTGTCTGTATGTCAATAGTTTCTGCCCATATATCCCTAACCTGGTCATCAGAAATTGACTTGAGATTAATCTTACTAAGATGCTTCACGTTCTTCTCCTAGTTTCTTATAGGCGTTCAATGCTATGAGCATACCACCCTCGATTAGCCATTGCGCTCCACCGTCTATGTAAATTGAGTCGCTTGGATCATCACTAGTACCGTACTCATCAAGACCTAGTAAGGTTTCAGCGTACCAGCTACCACCAGTAGGCCCCCATGAACCATCCTTAAATGGCTGCTCAACCACGATGGTATCTGCGTTGCCGTTGGGAGGGTTATCGTTATCGAATCTTCCTCCCTTGATCAGGACTGCTCGATAGTATCTATCGCAGAGCTTCCCACGGCTAGAAACAATTAGCTTGTCAGTGAGTACAATTTTTTCTTTAGTTGTTGTCATTCAATTTATCCTCTATGTAAATTCTTAAATGAGTTGATTTGCTTATCGGCTGACCATGAGTATAACGCCTCCAATCCTCACCGTCAACTAATCCTTGACCTCTTTTTCGCAGCTCGTACCTATCTTTGTTAAGATATTTTTTCAACTGCTCCACAAACTGATTACCTTCTTCATCATTAGGTATCCTTGTGAAGATGTATCTAGGGACTTTTATTTTTGCGTAGTGTTTCTTAGTAAACTTAAACACTTATTTCCTCCTTAAAAATTTTAGTAACTTTGTAGTGTTTCCTATAGAAATTCTGTGCATACATTGCCTTCTCAGCAGAACTATAGGTATCCATCCAATACCAACTCTTCCATTTACGTACACAAACTATGTACCTACACCTCCTCTGTTGCAATCTCATCACTCTCGAACTCTTCAAAATCGGGATCATCTTCGGTTGTTGAAACAATCTCTTCGGCCTGTTCCCAATCCTCTGCTTGAACGTAATAGATCTTCTTGTAGCCGCTGGTCACAGTGACTTTAAATTCTTTCATTACTTTACGCCTCTTTCTTTTGCTTGAACATTAACGAAAACTGTAGAGGCCATTGCGCTGCCATTGCATCTGCTATCCCCTGAAAAGTTTTACTTCTTATCTTCCACCTGTCCTTAGAGGGTGAGAGATAATGTATTCTCATTCTCTCTTTACGTGGTAGAGAGTCGTGTATCTCCTTAACATTGTCAGTATCTTCAAGACTATTTAACCCATGAAGCCACAGCCCGGTTTTCTTAGATTCAGGATGACCAAACTGATATGGCTGTATGTACTGTGTTGGTTTAATTGGCAGCACTCCTACTGGATTCTCCATACATACATGATCACAAACACTAGTAGCAAGCTTCCAAAGATTCATCGTCCACTCGATAGCTGCTAAACGCTCTTGATGCTTTGGCATATCTTTACCATACCATGCGTTACCTGATACTGCTAACGCTGTACATGGAGGGTGCATTATTATTAGATCCCACTCCCTACTCTTGATAGCCTCAACACAATCCCCTTGTATATGGTACTCAGAAGAGTCATCAGCAGGTAACATATCATTTGACCATGCATCATAGCCTAACTTCCTGAACGCTTCTCTTACCGTACCACTTGATTCACACGCTACTAGAACTCTCATTCTATATCTCCTTTTTTGTCGCACCAAAACAGATGCTGCCTAAACATATACAGTAGGAATTTTCAAACCCCTCATCCCTGCTGATACCAAATTGTAACCTAGGTATCTGATCAAACGCAATCTCAAAGACCCAATTAGGTGTGATGGCAACATAGCCAGAGCTAGACTCCTCATAAAACTTTGATGCCTTCATCACTATTATATCGAACATTTACTTCTCCTTTAAAAGTTATATTGTATAAGTTTTTAATCTTATGTACTTAGTCTAGCCTACCTTTAGAACCGTAGGCTAAGTAAACACACAAGGGACTTCTTTATCTGCCCTTTTTATCGATCACTTTTCCAAACTTAATTGGCTTACATTCATTCAAATTGTACCGAATATAAGTGTGTGAGCTTTGACTCACCATGTCATAAGACCTCCTTTGTTATGTTAAAAGTTATATTGTATAAGTTTATCCTACTGCGATCAACTTGGACTTGAACTTACTCGCTCTAGATCCATGTACTTTGATTGCAATGCTTTGCTGTTGACCATTACATAATCCACAAGCATCACACTGTAACCCCTCGGACTCACTCAAACATTCAATTTCACTATCGTACATCGAGTCGTTTTCTAGCGCAACTCTAAATGTTTTAGCTCCCATAGCTTGATACTTTAAGGCTTGCTTTGGTGTATCTGCTGAAACCATGCACAAGTTTAAGAACCTCTTGTCAAATTTCTTATGCCTTATCTGATGAGTGTAGCCAGTATGACCACGACCCATGCTAACAACTTTTTCTGCTACTTCATAAGGCATAGCAGATGGATCACCATAAGCACCAAGCCTAACCATACGCCCAACAAAATGAATATGGTCTGCCTCGTAATCTATATGCGGGTACAGCCCACGTTTATAAGCTTTGAATATTGCTAATGGTGCCTGACCAATATTTACATAGCAAGCACCACCTAAGTTATGCTTATGAGGACAACTCCCACAGATACTAGAATCTTCTCCCTCTTTTGATGCTGACACTGGATCTATATCTGATCTAATAATCCATGTCTGAATCATGGGGCCAGTTTTTCTATTGCTGGTAGACAGCGTAGCAATAACAGCTATCGGTTTACCATCAAGAATACTTGGCCCATCGTACAAGATAAAGCCTTTAGGTTTTGGCTTTACCTTTATTTTAAGGAGTTTACCCCCACTAAATTCTCTCATTTTAAATCCTTTTTGTGGTCACTTTTTTGATAGATTTGCCCCAGGTATTCTCCATTCTACTGTGATACCTGTTTGCCTTGTCAGCCTCTTTGTAGTTAAAGAGCTTGGCCCGAACTGAACCATCTCTATATTCTACCTCAACCAAATAGTTAAACCTCATAGTTTTTACCTGCCTTTCTAATTGCTTTATTACCCGCACGTTTAGCGTTATAGCCTCGACGCTTGTTTGCGTTTCGTGGTCTACCATAAGACCCTGCGGCTTTTCTGCCAATCGCTTTTGATTCTTTATTCATCGTTATCCTTAATTAGTTCAGCTTGCCTTTTTCTTTCAGCTTGCATCATTACTACTGCTTTAATTGGATCTTCACAAGATAGAAGAGCTTCCAAAATTTCTTTGTCGTTTCTTCTTTTTTCTTGTTCCTTTACAAACCTTTTCATTTTGTTTGCAAGCTCTTGCACTTCAGGAGAAATAACATAGCAAGAACTACTAACACTTTTTCTTTTTTGACATTCTCTATCCATTCTAAATCCTTTCAAAAGTTATACAGTATAAGTTTTTAACTTCCCTTTTTGTACAGTCCAAGAAGAAATTCTTCGGCATCGTCATAGAAACCATTGAATAAGTCCTGACCATGCTCACTATAACGAGCGTCTCCATTCTCCGCAACTTCAAACAAGCCATTTAAATCTAGCTTGTTTTCTACATAGTAATTGTAAACCGATGCTGACGCAATGTCTGCCTGTTGGCTTAAAAATTCTGGTAGTTCTAGAGTCGGTCTTGAGTCTTCAGTATCCATTCTAAATCCTTTCAAAAGTTATACAGTATAAGTTTTAGAACAAGCTTAACTGTGTTGATTCTTCTTTCGTTGGTTTTAAGTATAAGTTTAAACATTGCTTGCAAGCAACATTAGTTTTTAACCACTCATCGTCTATGTCCGATCTATGGATAATATCTTGAGAGTTTATATCTTTTTGACCCTCTAATCTATGACCCTTTTTAGATCCGCAAATAGGTAGCAAGTACAAGCTTCCTTGCAAATCCCATGTTGAAATATGAGCGTATTGTTTCATCTTTAAACCTTTTCAAAAGTTATACAGTATAAGTTTTTTTCTAAAATCCATATTGTATAGCTTCTATTCTACTACGTGTAGAAATCCACAGCAAGCGAGGCAGTTTAGAGACTTGCCTAGGTCTATAGGGAATACCCTTACTTGATTTGTGAGTTGATTTGAGCCAATACCTTTCCAATTTCTTTCTGTTGTTCTACAGATAGCCGAGGTGCCTTGTTGATAAACTCGATTATATGCGGGTCAACAATACTTGATGGAATCGCACTAGGTACTTCTGACTCTGTTCCAGATTCAACAGTAGAATCGGGTGTCTTCCCATCTTTGCCATTGGCGGGTGTTGAATTCTTAGCTTGCGCTACTGCCTTCAATTCTTTTTGAATCTCTCCAAAGCTTTCAGGCTTGCCAGTGAATTCTTTGGTGTATCTTTTCAAAGTAGAAATCATGGTTTGAATAGTTTTTGTGCCTGAAGCTTCAGCTAATTGAGATACATTCTTAAAGCCTGACGCATTGCAAAAAGCTTTTTGAAGCTTTAAAAATTCTTCTACATTGTGAGAATGTATAACTTCTCTAAATGTTTTAAATATTCGAGGCGTTAAATTCTCGATTACTAATTCTGCTGATAGAAGCTTTTTAACTACTTCTCTCACTTCTTTCACGTCGATTGCTACTTCTGAATTGTTGATAGCAGTTGGAAGTTTGACTGTGTTGTCCTTGTTTATTTGTAGATCCATTTTAAATATTCCCTATTTGTTAATGTCTCGGCTACGTGCCTCGACTCGGTTAAGATTCTCGGCTAAATTTCTTTAGAAATCTATAAGGAATAATGGAGATAAAATGGAGCGTGATAGTATGGTGAATAATTCATAAGTTTTTGAAAGTATTTAGAAGTTTTTAAAAGTATTGCTGTATTTATGAAACTTCGGAATACCTTTTAAAAATTGTACACTCTATGGAATATATTTACAGAGCTATGCAATATTTAGGCCACATTTGAAAACTTTTAAAAATATTTTCAGGGCTGTTAAACTTGGCATCAATCTTGCAAGGCTTCAGAAGCTTTTCAAAAGTTATACTCTATAAGTTTGAGAGGGGCTGGGCAGGTGGCCGTGGCAGGGTGGTGGGGGTGTAATGCAATCTTAAAAATTTTAAGGGCTTTTCAAGTTGTCAATACTTAGGAAAGTTGCGCTCACCTTTTAAAGCTTTTAAAAGTATTATATACGAGGTATATATATGCACAACCCCCATAGGGAGTTACTCCAGTATACAGTTGAATCGTAAGTTTGTCAAGTTTTATTTAAAAAAGACTTGACAAACTCTAAATACACTACTATAATGTACAGCATGAATGGATATTTACCTCAAAAACAACAAGAAAGAGAATTAACAGACAAGCAGCAAAAGTTCTTAGGCTATCTAATCCAAACAGGAGGTGATCCAAAAGAAGCAGCGGAGCTTGCAGGGTATGCCGAAGGCAGCTATTTCCAAGTAATTAAATCACTTAAAAATGAAATAATAGAACTGGCCTCTCAAATCCTCGCTCAATCTGCACCCCAAGCGGCTATGAAACTTGTTGATGTTATGAATACTGATGATCCTATGCCCCAGGCTAATGTGCGTTTACAAGCTGCACAAACAATCTTGGATCGTACAGGACTAGGTAAACAAGATAGGATTGATGTTAACGTAGAAACTGATGGGGGTTCTTTATTTATTCTTCCTGCTAAAACGGTAGTAGAGGGTGAATATGAAGTTGCCGAAAACTAAACCTAGAAGTCAAGGCATAGCTCCATTTGCATATGATGCAGATGTAGAAAATAAACAGTTTGTACGTAACGAGGCTAAATATAAAGTTCTGAAAGAGGTTGTAGAAGGTATCGTATCAGGAGCCATCAAGTCAATACGTGAAGGTAGATTATTCATAGAGGCTAAAGGATACAGTATATCAGTGCAAGCTCTTTCAAAATACGTAAAGGATGAGCGAAAATCTACAGGCTCTCCTGGTAAATATAACTATAGTTCAGCAAATAAAGCTAAAATAGCCGCTAGACAGTCTTTAAGGGCTAAACAAAAAAGAGTAGAAAAGCTTGACAAGAAATTAAAGTCTGCTAAAAGTTCATTAAACGCTCAGACTAAGATTCAAACTAAGTTAGGTCAAGACTCATTAGGTAAAGTTGCTACAGAAGATGAGTTAGATTTGTTAACTCCAAAAGTAAAAGAAGCAACTAAAGTTATATTTAAACCTAATGAAGGGCCTCAAACAGACTTCCTAGCAGCTCCAGAAACGGATGTACTGTACGGAGGAGCAGCAGGAGGTGGCAAGTCATATGCTATGCTTGTAGACCCTCTTAGATACGCTCACAGAGCGGCTCATAGGGCATTAATACTTAGAAGATCTATGCCAGAGCTTAGAGAACTAATAGATAAGTCTAGGGAGTTATATCCTAGAGCTTTTCCAGGTTGTAAGTTTAGAGAAGTAGAAAAGGTTTGGACATTTCCTTCAGGATGCAAAATAGAGTTTGGCTTCCTTGAAAGAGATGCAGATGTATATCGTTATCAGGGTCAAGCATATTCTTGGATAGGTTTTGATGAGATTACTCATTTATCAACAGAGTTTTCTTGGAACTATCTATCTTCAAGACTTAGAACGACAGATCCAGAAATAACGCCATATATGCGTTGTACGGCTAACCCTGGTGGTGTAGGAGCTACTTGGGTTAAAAAGCGTTACGTAGATCCTAATGAGCCTAACGAAACTTTTACAGGGGATGATGGGCTTACACGTAGGTTCATACCTGCTAGGTTAGAAGATAACCCTTATCTTGCAAAAGATGGCAGATATGAGCAAATGTTAAATGCATTGCCTGATGTTCAACGTAAACAGTTACTTGAAGGTAATTGGGATGTTACAGAAGGAGCAGCTTTTACAGAGTTTGATTTAGATGCTCATGTAATTACTCCTTTTGAAATACCTATAGGATGGGAAAGAGTAAAAGGAATTGACTATGGTTATGCTTCTGAAAGTGCTTGTGTATGGGGTACTGTTGATCCCTCTGACGGCACATTAATTATATATAGAGAATTATATAAGAAAAATTTAACAGGAGTTGATTTAGCGCAGATGATCACTAACATGGAGTTAGCTGATCCTTATGCAGTTGCAGGTGTACTTGATACAGCAGCATGGAATAGAACAGGAACTACAGGCCCTACAGTAGGAGAGACATTACAACGTGCAGGTCATAAGCTCCGTAGGGCCGACAAAAACAGAATTCAAGGAAAGATACAGCTTCACGAATATTTGAGAATACAACCAAGTGGCAGACCTAAAGTACAAATTTTTAATACTTGCCCAAATCTCATACGTGAGCTTCAATCTATTCCTTTAGATAAATCAAATCCTGAAGATGTAGATACTCATGCTCCTGATCATGCATACGATGCTTTAAGGTATTTAATTATGTCAAGACCTAAAGTAAATGATGTATTTAGTCAATTTAGAAATATGAGAATGGAACAAGCTTATACGCCAGTAGATAAGGAATTTGGATATTGAGAATTAAATTTGAAAAGAGATCTAAAATATCTAAACAAGAAAACAGGTTAAAAGCACAACAAAAAGAAATTAAAGAGCAGTACGAATTAATTAAAAAACTAAACGGAGATTAATATGGCAAATCCAGTTGTAAGCATAAGAAATACAGGGAGGGACTCTGCATCACTTGCAGATGTACGTGCATTGTCAGATAACGTATGTACTTCTTGGACTTCTGTAACTACAGATACTATTGCAGTAACTGATGATACTAACACAGATGTTTCATTCACTCAACCAGCAGATACAATCATACGAAACTTGATTGCTATTCCAGCAGGTAACATTGTTACAGCGGGTGGTAGTGGTAATGACGTAGACTTTTCACTAGGTACTTCTTCTGGCGGTACGCAGATTATTGCTACAGAAGCTATTCTAGATGATGGTGGTTCAGCAGTCACATGGTCTGCTAATGCACCTCTTTACATTATTCAGAACTCTCATGGTCATGCAGCTAATGCATTTGTTAGCACTAGCGTAACTGCTGGTGTTGTAGGTGGCCCTGCTACTTCTGAAGCTATTGTAATTGCAGGAACTCTTTACACAGCATCTGCAAGAACTTTATATGGAAGACTTACTCCAATCGGAGCAGACCTAGCTACAGCAGCTACTACTGTGACGTTCTTGGTTGAATTCCTACACCTTGGCGTATTGCCTGACTAATAGATGGCTGAAAATACTTTAACATCTAATGATCTTTACTTTGAAGAAGTAGAGGATGAAAAGGGATTAAATCTTACTCTTGAAGAGAACCTACAGAATAATCTTGTGGGTTTAATTCAAGATAGATTTGAGTCTGCTGAGTCTGCTCGTGATTTAGATGAAAAACGGTGGTTAGAAGCTTATCATAATTATAGAGGACTATATGGTAAAAGTGTACGCTTTAGGGAGTCCGAGAAATCTAGAGTATTTGTTAAAGTCACAAAGACCAAAGTACTCGCTGCATTTGGTCAGTTGGTCGATGTTATTTTCGGATCAAACAAATTTCCTATAGGTGTAAGTGAAACTAAAGTTCCTGAAGGTGTAGCTGAACATGCTCATTTAGATATTCAAAATCCTGTACCTGGTTTAGAAACAACTACGCCTGATGAAGGAACAGAGAAAGCTATAGAAAATCCTTTTGATGTAGGATACGAAGGAGATGGTAAAACACTAAAACCTGGAGCTACTTATGGAACAGGAAAGTTTGAAGAAGAACACATTGAAAAAAGAGCAGAAGAAGAAGGTTTGTTGCGGGAAGGGTTGTCACCAACACCAGAAGCTCTTGAAGTAAACCCTGCTCAAAAAGCTGCAAGGCGTATGGAAAAGCTAATCCATGATCAGATTGAAGAATCTAATGGAGCTAGTGAAATACGAAACTCTTTATTTGAAGCAGCATTGTTCGGCACTGGTGTAGTTAAAGGGCCTTTTAACTTTAACAAAACTCTTAATCGTTGGGATGAAGATGAAGAAGGTAATAGAACTTATCAACCTATTTCAGTTAGAGTTCCACGTATAGAGTTTGTAAGTATTTGGGATTTCTTTCCAGATCCAAATGCAACAACAATAAACGAAGCAGAGTATGTATTTCATAGACATCGTATGAATCGTACTCAACTTAGAGGGCTTAGTAAACTTCCATATTTTGACAAAGATGCAATACGTGAATGTTTACAGATGGGGCCTAACTATGTAGAAAAAGACTATGAACATGAACTAAAAGATGATAGTCGTACAGATGAATATGGTGCTAGTCAGTTTGAAGTTCTTGAGTATTGGGGAGTAATGGATGCAGAATATGCTCGTCAAGTAGGAATGGAAATTGAAGAAGATGTAGATGATTTAGATGAAGTTCAAATAAATGCTTGGGTTTGTAATGGTAAAATGCTTAGAGCAGTAGTTAATCCATTTACTCCTTATAGAGTTCCTTACCATGCTTTTACTTATGAAAAAAATCCCTATAGCTTTTTCGGTATAGGTGTAGCAGAAAACATGGACGATAGCCAAAAGATTATGAATGGTCACGCTAGAATGGCTATTGATAATCTAGCACTATCTGGCTCTCTTGTATTTGATGTAGATGAGACTGCACTAGTTGGCGGTCAAAGTATGGAGATTTATCCTGGTAAAGTATTCAGAAGACAAGCAGGAGTTCCTGGTCAAGCTATAAATGGTTTGAAGTTTCCTAATACATCACAAGAAAACATGATGATGTTTGACAAATTTAGACAGTTAGCAGATGAACAAACAGGTATTCCTAGCTACAGTCACGGTCAAACAGGTGTACAAAGTATGACAAGAACTGCTTCTGGTATGTCTATGCTATTAGGAGCAGCTTCACTTAATATTAAAACAGTAATAAAGAACTTAGATGATTTCCTTCTTAAACCTTTAGGAGAAGCCTACTTCCAATGGAATATGCAGTTTTTAGAATCTGATTTAGGTGTTGAAGGAGATCTTGAAGTAAAAGCTACAGGCACAAACAGCTTGATGCAAAAAGAGGTACGGAGTCAAAGACTTACTATGTTTTTACAGACAGCAGCAAATCCTGCTGTTGCTCCGTTTATTAAAATTAATAAGCTTATTAGTGAGCTTGCTTATAGTTTAGATTTAGACCCTGATGAACTTCTAAACGATCCAGAAGAAGCAGCTATAATGGCACAAATAATAGGAATGCAAAATGCTGGACAAGCAACTGGCGCAGAAGCTGGCCCCATTAACGAAGAACAAGCAGCAATGGGAGCCGCTGGAGGAGTACCTCAACAACCTCAAGACCTTGGAGCTACAGGTACTGGTGGGGGCAACATCGGAGTTGGAGGTGTACCGCAGCCAGGGGAAGATGAATTTACTAGGTAGATTTTTAGAACTACCTGAAATAGTTAACGAAGCATTAGAGAGGAAGGAAAATGGCTGAAGTAAATCAAGAAATGGATGCTTTAATGACTCCTACAGAAGGAGTACCTTTAGATACATATCCAAATATTCCACCAGATGAAATGGAAGAAGCTTTAGACTCTCAACTTCCTGATGAAGAAATGGAAGAAGACTATATTAATTACGTTATGGATGAATCCCTTAACGATGAAGAACAAGAATATTTAGCAGGTGTATTACAAAACGATCCAATGCTTTCAGATATAATGGATAAAGTAATTACTACTGCTTCAGAATTTTCAGGTGCTGGAGAAGTCGAAGGCCCTGGAACTGGTGTATCAGACTCTATACCAGCCCGATTATCGGATGGAGAGTTTGTATTTACCAAAAAAGCAACTGACCAAATAGGTGCAGACAATCTCCAAGTAATGATGGACGATGCTGAACGTGCCTATGATGGCGGTTACCAAAAGAAGAACCTAGGAGGAATGGCTCGTGATGAAGATGAAGACGAGCTAGAAAAAGGCAGATACGATTTAAGCAAGACTGATGAAGAAATCAAGAAGCTTATGATCGGTGCTAATAAGATGCCTAGCGTTCAATAATTTTTATGGCTACCTTGGTAAGTCAAGCCCCATTATACTCGACGGAGTTAATATGGCTACCTTGCGAAACACAAGCCCCATGAAGGAGAATGAGTATGTCCGAAGTAACTTTAGAGGAAGAAACAGCTAATCCATATAACGCACGTAAATCTTGGCATGTTCCAGATGACCCTAAGAAGGGAGATGCAGATGGATTGTTTTATGCACCACAACAGGCTACCCCAGAAGAGGCCCCTGATGAGGAAGTACAACCTAAAAAAAGAACTAATTATAAAAAAAGATACGATGATTTAAAACGTCATTATGATCAGAAAGTTTCTGAGTTTAAACAGAAAGAGGAAGAACTGCAAGCTGCGGCTCGTTCAGCGCAACCAGCATATGAACCTCCTAGATCTGAAGAAGAACTAGAAGCGTTTAAACAGGAATATCCTGATCTTTATAGTACAGTAGAATCTGTAGCTCATATGCAAAGTCAAAGACAAGTTGCAGACCTTGAATCACAATTACAGTCTATGCGGCAACGTGAAGCTGAAATACTGAGAAGAGATGCTGAGACTACTTTGAAAGAGCGTCATCCAGACTTTGAAGATCTTAGAGGATCTGAAGAGTTCCATGAGTGGGCTAAAGAGCAGCCAGAGCAAATACAATCTTGGATTTATGAAAATCCTGATAATGTAACTCTAGCTTCTAAAGCTATAGATCTTTATAAATTAGAAAACGGAATTACTCAAACTAAATCACAGCCCAAACAACAAAGGCCACAAGGTTCAGCAGCAGATATGGTTTCTACAAAAACTACATCCGTTGACGCTAAACAGCCTAAAATTTGGACTGAAAGGGAAATTGCTGCAATGTCTCTTGATCAGTTTGATAAATTTGAAGAAGAAATCAAACAAGCTATGATTGAGGGCAGAGTAGTAAAATAAATGTTTTACTAGGAGTATATTAACATGGCTTATAATCAATCAGACCAGTTTTTTGAGCCAAGTACAGATACCAATGCAAACTTTGGTAACTCTGTATCAGGCCAAACAAACTCATTTTTCCTGCCGAAAGTTTACTCGAAGCAGGTACTTAACTTTTTCCGAAAGTCTTCTGTAGTAGAAGCAATTACTAATACTGATTACGCTGGTGAAATTTCAGCTTTTGGTGATACTGTAAGAATCATCAAAGAACCTGAAATCACTGTTTATCAGTATGAAAGAGGACAGGATGTAACAGCTACTAAACTTACTGACCAAGAACTAAGCTTGACAGTAGATGTAGCAAACGCTTTCAAATTCATCGTTGATGATATTGAAACAAACATGTCTCACGTTAATTTCCGTGAGGTAGCAACTTCTTCAGCAGCTTATGCATTGCGAGATGCTTTTGATGAAGGTGTAATTGCTGAAATGTTTGCTGGCGTATCTGCATCTAGCCCTAACCACGTTCTTGGTTCTGACAACGCTACTGACCTTGCTGCTGGAACCTTTGATGGTACTGGTAACTTGGACATTGGTTTTGCTTCAGGCGAACACGATCCTATTGATGTTCTTTCTCGAATGGCACGTTTGCTAGACGAACAGAACATTCCTGAAGAAGGACGATGGTTCCTTGCTAGTCCTGAGTTCTATGAGCAGCTTGTTCAAAGCTCCTCTAAGTTGTTGTCAGTAGACTACAACGCAGGACAAGGCTCAATCCGTAATGGATTGGTAAGCTCTGGTAAGCTACGTGGATTTGACATGTACAAGACTAACAACATTGCCTCAACGTCTAACGCTGCTGGTAAAGTTCTTGCTGGTCATATGTCTTCTACGGCTACTGCACAAACAATTACCAATACAGAGGTTATTCGTGACCCTGATAGCTTTGGTGATATTGTTCGTGGTCTACACGTATATGGCGCACAGGTTCTTCGTAGTGAAGCACTTGTCTCTGCCTTCTACGGTATAGACTAAAGTTAACGGGGGTTGCTTCGGTAGCCCCTTTTTCTTTTTGGAGATTTAAATGCCACAAATAGGTTCGGATGAAAATCCTATGATGTTTAGAAAAGCCATTGTTAGTAAAGACAGTAGGTTTAGAAAAAACTTTGACAAAAAAGCATACGATTTTAATTACGACAGAATTTTTAGAAAAGCTTCAAAAACTAAAAAAGAAATTAAAGACTACAATACTGAACTTGAAGCGTGTCGTTTAAAAAGTAAAACCTTTTCAATGGAGCAAGATTAATGCACTTTGTAAAAAATTTAATGCAAGAAACTAAACAAAAACTTCTCCAACAATTTTATGGGGGTGTTGAACACCTTCCTATATTTCCTCCTGAATATAATGAAAAAATTCAATACAATTCTGGAGGATTAAATAAAGTTACTAGTAAACAAAGTTATACGCCTAATAAATACACAGGGAGAAGTAAAATGAAATATGGTGGAATAGAACGTAAAAAAGCTGCTATGGGTTATTCACCTATGGATGAAGAAATGGACAATACAATGCGTAAGCAAATGTCTAAAGGTAGTCCGAATAGAATGATGTATGGTCATGGTGGTAAAGCTAAGTCTGATATTTATGCAATGGAAGACGCTTGTAACAGCATGGCTGGGTATAATAAAAGTTTACCTAAAGGTCGATGAAAGTTTCTGCTCCTAAAGGATACCATTGGATGAAACAATCTAAAGGTGGTTACAAGCTAATGAAGCATACTGGTAAGTTTAAACCTCATAAAGGTGCAAGTCTTACTGCTAACTTTGACGTACAAAAGGTTCATAAAAAGTAATGGCTACATTTCTTAATTTAACAAACGAACTATTACGTGAGATGAATGAAGTTGAATTAACTTCTGCTACATTTGGCTCTGCTGTAGGTATTCAGCAACACGCAAAAGATTCTATTAATAGAGGTTATCTTGATATAGTTAACGAAGAACCTCAATGGCCTTTTTTAGCTACGGCTGAAAGTGGAGCTACAGACCCAATGTACGGTAATGTATATGTAGAAACTGTAGCTAATCAACGCTGGTACGAGCTTAAAGCTTCTAGTTCTAGTTTAGTTAATGACTATGGTTATGTAGATTGGGATAATTTTCTTTTAACAACTGTAGGAGTTAGTGGAGAGTCTTCTCCTTATACTATTAGAAATTTAGGATATATTGATACTGAAGCTTGGAAAGATTATTTTCGTGTTAGTGAAAACAAAGACGATGCAGAAGATGCTAATGGTGGTACACCTGCTAGAGTAACACGAAGTCCTGATGCACGTAAGTTTGGATTAAGTCCTATTCCTGATAAAGTATATCGTATTTGGTTTTACGCTTATGATTTACCTACTGAGTTATCTGCACATGGGGATACTACAGTATTTCCTAATATTTATAATTCTGTACTTTTAGCAAGAGCTAGATATTATTTACATCAATTTAAAGAAAATCCACAAGCTGCTGCATTTGCTTTAGAAGATTATAAACGAGGATTAAAGTTAATGAAACTTAATTTAATGGAACCTAATCCTGGTACTTTTAAAGATGATCGTATGAGGTTTGTTTAATGTCTCAACCATTTGGTATATCATGTAAAGGTGGTCTTAACACTAACCTTAACCAATTAGAATTGCTAGGGCAGCCTGGTTTTGCTGTTGCGCTATCTAACTTTGAAGTAGACCCTGATGGTGGTTATAGACGTATTAATGGCTACACTACTTTTGGTGGAAGCTCTGCTGCTAGACCTAATAGTTCAAATGCAATTAAAGGGCTACAAGTTTATGCAGATGGAGTTATTGCTTCTTCAGGTACTAATGTATACTTTAGCCAAGATGGTACAAGCTGGTTACAAATAAACAGAGCTAGTGTGGATGCTGCTGGAGATAACTACAGTACATTTACAGGAAGATCAGCAGCAGCTAGAACTTCACAAGGCCAAACAAACTTTGCAGTCTTTGAAGGTAATACAGATTACGGTGAAGTAGTTATAACAGATGAAGGCTCTGGTGTAAAACCAATGTACTTTAAAATGACAGGTACAGGAGCTAATATAAATACCAGAACTTTTTTTGCAAAAGAAATAACAGTTAGTGGTACAGTGTATCCTAAATATTGTGTGATACATGATAAGCATTTAGTAGTAGCAGGAGCATCTACAGCACCTAACACTATATATTATAGCGGTACAAATGATATAGATGATTTTACAAGTACTGGTTCAGGTAGTATTGTACTTGATGATAAAGTAGTAGGTATTAGAAGTTTCCGTAATGATTTAATTATATTTTGTGTCAATTCAATTTATAAGTTACAAAATATAAATGATTCAAGTAATATTGTTGTAGTACCTATTGCAAAAAATGTAGGCTGTATGGATGGTGCATCTATTCAAGAAATAGGTGGTGACTTGGTATTTTTAAGTCCTGATGGACTTCGTACTGTTGCAGGTACAGCACGTATTGGTGACGTTGAGCTTGGTTCTGTTAGTAGAGCTATACAATCTATTATTGGAACTATAGCTAGTGAAATAGATGAGCTGTTTATAACAAGCGCAGTATTAAGAAGTAAATCTCAGTATCGTTTATTTTATTCTAAACCGTCTGCAACAACAGTATCTTCAAAAGGAATAATAGGTACGATTACACCTAACGGATTTGAATGGTCAGAGACTGAAGGAATACAAGCACACGCCTTTACATCTGGATTAGATAAAGATGGCCTAGAACAAACATATCATGGAGATAAAGATGGCTATGTTTATAACCATGATACAGGTGCTACGTTTAATCCAGCAGGTACAGAAACAAAGGTTAGTGCATTGTATGAAACACCTTTCTTAGATTTTGGAGATGCAGGAACTCGTAAAACTTTAAACTATGCAAAGATTTCAGTTACGCCAGAAGGTCAGTGCCAGCCTACACTTAGAATTAGATATAATTATGGAGATACCACGATACCTCAACCTCCTGATTATACGTTAGATCAGATTTTAGAACCTGCTACGTTTGGTTCTTCTGCATTTAATGCAGTAGCTTTTGGAGCTTCTAATGATCCGTTAGTAAGACAGGCAGTACAAGGTAGTGGTGACGCTTGTAACTTTAGAATATTTAGTATTGATACTAATGCACCTTATGCAATTAATGGTATATACGCAGACTATAGACCGTCAGGAAGGAGATAATAAATGGCTCAAAGCTATACTAGACAAAGTACGTTCGTAGATGGAGATACCATTACAGCAGCATTATTCAATAATGAATACAACCAACTTGAAAATGCTTTTACTTATTCTTCTTCTAGTGCTACTGCTACAGGACACAGACACGATGGTACTGCTGGACACGGTGGTAACATACATACTATTGGCGACTTAGATTTTCTTAATAAACTTGTAGTTGACAGTACTAACAATCGTTGGGGTTTCTTTGTAGAAGTTTCTAGCAGCGCAGTAGAGCAAATAAGAATACAAGATGGGGCTATCGTACCTGTAACAGATAATGATATAGACCTGGGTACAAGCTCATTAGAATTTAAAGATCTTTTTATAGATGGTACTGCACACGTAGATACACTTGACGTAGATGCAAATGGTACAGTAGCAGGAACTTTTGGAGTTACTGGAGCTACAACACTATCTAGCACTCTAGCAGTCACAGGAGCCGTCACAGGCTCTAGTACAATTCAGGGTACAACTATCACAGCCACTACAGCTTTTGTCCCTGATGCTTCAGATGGAGCCGCTCTAGGTACATCTTCATTACAGTTTAGTGATCTTTTCCTAGCAGATGGAGCAGTCATAAACTTTGGAGATGATCAAGATGTTTCTCTTACTCATGTAGCTGATACTGGACTTCTTTTATCTAGCACAGATCAACTACAGTTTGGTGATTCAGGTACTTACATACATCAAAGTGCAGATGGTGTACTTGATCTTGTATCTGATACTGAAATAGAATTAAATGCTACTACGATTGATATTAACGGTGCAGTCGATATTTCTGGAACGCTAGGAATAGCAGGAGGCTCAACTGATGGTTTAGTTTTGAGTCAAGGAGCTATTTCTCTTAAAAATGGTGGAACTCAATCATACATAGATTTTTATTGTGAATCTAGTAACGCACACTACGCACGACTACAAGCTCCAGCACATAGCGCATTCAGCGGTAACATTACAGCTACTTTACCTGCAACTACGGGTACTATAGCACTAACATCAGATATACATACTACAGAAGAGCTTCAAGATATTATTGGAGCTATGTTCTCAGGTAATACTGAAACAGATATTACAGTTACCTATCAAGATGCAGATGGCACTATCGATCTAGTAGTTGGAACACTTAACCAAGATACAACAGGTACAGCAGCTTTAGCTACCTCAGTAACTGTGTCAGCTAACAACAGTACAGATGAAACTATATTCCCTGTATTTGTTGATGGTGCTACAGGAAGCCAAGGACTAGAAACTGATACAGGATTTACTTACAATCCTAGTTCTGGTAACTTAACAATAGGTGGTGAACTATCAGCAGCTACATTAGATATTTCAGGAAATGTAGATATAGACGGTACTCTAGAAGCTGATGCTATTACAGTTAATGGTACAACTCTAGCTGAAACTATTTCAGATACTGTAGGAGCTATGGTTGGCTCTAATACAGAAACTGGCATATCAGTAACATATGATGATAGTGATAATACTTTAGATTTTGTAATTGGTAGTGATGTTATAGTAAACTCTATGATAGCTGATGATGCTATTGATTCTGATCAAATTGCTGATGGAGCAATCGATACAGCACATATTGCAGACGATCAAGTTACAGGGGATAAACTAGCTAATGATATTACGATTGCTAATAACTTAACAGTAGCAGGTAATTTAGCAGTTACAGGAACAACTACACAAACTGGATCTGTGGTTAGTGATTCTAACTTTACAGGTCTAACAGATGAAAATACAGGTAACTCAACAGACTTTGGTTTTTATGGTAAATATGTAGAATCTAGCACAACTAAGTATGCTGGTTTATTTTATGATGCTTCTACTGATAATACATTTAGATTATTTACAGATACACAGACAGTACCTAGCACAACAGTAAATACAAGTGCAACAGGATATGCTGCTGCTAGTTTAGTAGTTAATAGTCTTACAGGAACAATAGCTACTGCTGCACAACCAAACATTACAAGCTTAGGAACTCTTACTGCACTGACAGGTGGTACAGGAGACTTTAATTGGGATTCAAATACATTAGTAGTTGATTCATCTGCAAATAGAGTAGGTA